GAGTTCAGCCTCAGCATTCAAACCATGAATTGCCTTAAGGTCTTGTGCCAGTTCCAAGGAGTACTCTGCTTTCAGAGCTCTTGACTTGGCGGTTACAGTGACTTTCTCGATCGAGAATGCCATCTCTTGGAAGGCATTAGAAGCGGCATCACCGAGAGCTTCCGACTCTCCAGTTGACATACCCTGACCTACGTTGTAGGCAGAGGTTGTTGCGGAACCAACGGGGTTCAGAACTGCGGGGTTAGAACCTGCCTGAGCACCTGTACCGAAACCAGCAGCCTGGTCGGTTTGTCCACCTGTAAGGGACTGATCACTATCCTGACCAGAGAATGCGGTATCGGGCTCGTTGAACAGTGCCTCAGTACCACTCTGATTGGTGTAGCGGGAGCGCATTGCAAAGATTAGTCCAGTAGGACCACTCATTGGTTGTACGCCTGCAAGGTCATATGCGACCAAGTTGGGCATTGCGCGTCTGATCAAGGAGATCAGAACTGGGTCGAAACCAGCGACAGGACCTGTGTCAGTGGAAGAACCACTGAAACCACCAGTACCAGCCGAGTTGGTTGGGGATGCTTCACTCAGGAAAGAATTTTCTTCCCTAAGCATTTGCTCTTGGTTCTCAAGGAGAACGGCGGTGACATTACGTCTATGACTATCCTTGATAGCTCCAGACCCTTCGTGGTCTAGTAGGGGAGCCCACTTTTCAGTAAGCTGTTGGTAATTAATGTTTTGTTGCATTTTGGATTCCTAGGTTTGAAATTAATAATCTCTAAATCACTGCTTGACGTTAGAGAGTGCTCTTAAGTATGCAGCCATAGATCCAGTTGCTGGTTCTACGTGCTCTGCTTCTTCTTTCAGAACTTGAGTCTCTGTCGTCTTGGAAGAACTAGAGTTACCAGAGAAGTACGACTCCTTCAGTGTTTCTAGTTTTTCACGATAGCTTTCTTCACTTTCAAACTCAACACCTTCTGCAAGAACTGCAAGTTTGTCTTTCTGAGAAACTGCAAGTCCTTCTGCAACAGTATTCATAATAGTTTCAGCAGTCGATACCGACAACTTACTATTCAGAGCAACATTTCTTTCGATTTGCTCATTGAGTTTGGTCTCCATTTCATCAAGTTTGTCTACCATGCTCTCAAGTACATCATATCTATCTTCAGGGAGTGATACATAATGTTCTTCAAATAGACCCTTCATTCCTTCAAGGAATGATTCGGTCATCTCTGTCTTGATTCCACGCTCAACGGAGAGAGCGTTTTCTTCAAGCCATTCTTCAGCGACATATTCGAGGTACGAATCTAGTCTTTCGGTAAGTTCAACCTTAATGGATTTAACTTCCTCGGCAAACTGAGTTTCGTAGGCCTCTTGAATCTGATTTTCGATATCTGTGATCTTAGCGGTAAGCGAAGCTTCAAAGATTAGTTTAGCTTTTTCTCTGAATTCTTCCGAGAGTTCTTCACCACCCAGGAGTGCTTCGACATCTTCTGCAATCGCAGAATCAATATCAATGATGCTCTCTTCGGTTTCGGTCAGATCTTCCTCAGCAATTACTTCTTCAGCAGATGCTTCGGCCTCTTCAGCGTACTTGGGTGCTTGTTGCATTGGTTCAGCAGGTTTTGCGCCTTTGTTGACGACATCCTTAACTTGCTTAATAGTCTGCGTAGGAGTTTTAAGCGCGTTAGAATTATCGTCTGGTCTAGAATTCTCGGGGGTAGGTCCACCGAGATCCTCAACGGCAGCGTTGTCAGGAACATAGTTAGGTGTTTTGGGCATGGAATCACCAGCCGCAGCACCACTATTGACAGCGGTTTTGGATTGCTTAGTGCCTACTTCCATTTCTTGTAAATCTCCACGAGACATTTGAACTCTCCGTTTTTAATCGTTGTAGATATCGTAATCTGTATTTATTTATTAAATTCAGAGATTTGATAAGAAGTTTTGGAAGATTTCCAATTTCTTCTCGTCTAGTCTCTTTTGATCAACAAATTTATTTATGGTTTTTTTAGTTTCTTTAATTGCCTGATCGACAATTTCTTCAGGCTGTTTCTCAATTACCGCAACGGTTTCTTGGACTGTTGCTTCTCTAATTTGAGACTGTGCCTTTAGAAGACCTGCATCCCAAATCCATTCAACTCCTTCCATGATTCCGTTAACAAAAGCATCAGGAGCAGAGGGATCTGCGACAATATCAGCAGCAGTAGCGAGCATAAAATCCTCACCAACTACTTTATATCCTTCATTTGTATCACGTAGACTTCCCATTCCCCTAGAAGAAACTCCCAGTTGGACACCCTCATCAATCAGTGACTGAGCAATTTTGCCCATAGGGGTATCGAGAAGTTTAGCTTTTCCAATAAAATTATGTCCCTCTTTGTGAAGGTCTACAATTTTATGAGAAACTCTATCTAAATTTACAGTTGGTCCATCAGGATGTCCCAATTCACCAAGAGCACGTCCTTTAGAAACAAACTGTTCGCTGTATCTGTTTACCTCTTTATCCAGAGTTTCAACAGGATAGAAACGACCATTCCTATTCTTCAAGTTTCCTTGAAGGAAAATACCTTCAATAAACATAGATTTCTTGCCGTCTTTTTCTTCGACAAGAACCTTTGCTGATTCGATTTCTTCGGTAATAAGTTTCATTCTTCCTCTGGTTCCTCGGCAGGTGTTTCAAGTTCTGCAGATACCTCTACTTCACCATCAGAAGTTTCTGGTTCTGCATTATCTAATTGATCAACCCAAGGATTGGGCCCTCCAAACGCATCAGCTGTTACAGCTGGACGAATGGTTTCGATGTTTTCTGCAGACTTTGCAAATAAAACATCTTTGATCCTAGAATGAATTTCTGTAGGAGAGTCATTCTTCACAATCAAATCAATAAGGTCATCCATAACAGGTAAATTAAATACAAACTAGAAGTATTTATATTTCCCCTCCCTTGGGCATCTCTATGGATGATCCGTCAGCTTCTACTGCAGAATCATCAATACCTGGTTCTGTTATTGGAGACCCAAGATCTTCGCCTGCACCGATACCCATTTCAAGTTGTTGAACTTCCATAGGATCAATCAACTTACCATCCTTAATTTCTTGTGCCATCTGTTTATCAATATCGATCATCTCCTCATCTTTTTGTTTGAGAACATTTCTCCTTACATATTCGAGAGAGAAATACTTTCCAAGATATGGGTCAACCGCAGCAGCAGTTCCAAGTCTTTCATTAAGTAGTTCAGTCTCTTTTAATTCTGCAAAGTGGTTATCATAAACAAAGTCATATTGGATATGATCGGAAAGAATTTCCCAATCTTCAGGCGTAACAATGTTCTTAAGAATGAGTTGTGTCTTCAGCATGTCGCTGAAAACACCAGAAAATCTTTTTCTTAAACGTCCAACAAACTTGGTAAATTTAATTTCATCTCTCAAGATTTCCGAAGAACGTCCAAGATTGAAACCTTCTCCAGAACCAGCAATACGAGATTCTGGGACACCCAGTGATCTGTATAATTTTTTCTGGAAGTATTCAATATCAGAAAGTTCTCCCAAGTTTTGACCACCTGGCAACGTAGTTATTTCAGTTCCTCTTCCACCTTCACGACGAGGCAACCAAAAATCTTCAAGCATACTCATATGCTTACGATCATCTCGCACTTCACCAGTCGATGCATCATAGACTAGTTTGTTGCGATAACGACTCATCACATCTTTCAAGTATTGTTCTGCTTTAATCTTCGGCAGATTACCAACATCAATATAGAAAATTCTTCTTTCAGGAGCACGGGACAATCTATAAATTACAAGACTATCTTCAATCATGCGAAGTTGATTGAGTGCTTTAATAGTTTTGTGTAGATATGAAAGGATAGTTTGCTTATTCCTATCCACTAAACCAGAGTGACAGAATGTTACTGCGTCAAGTGCAATTTTTACTGGTCTATTTGCATTACTAAATGGTTGTCCGATAGCTCCTATATTATTTTTTGCTGATTGAGTATTTGGATCATAAAGATAATACTCTTCAATCTCTGGACTTGTTGGACTAGAATTATCTTGAATCTTTGTTACTGTTTGTTGTAAGTTATCTTTTTTCTTTAACTTCCTAATATACTTAATTCTTAGAGGATCAATGTAACGTACTTCTTGAATGCCTTCTTCTGGTGCTTTGAGGTCAATTACTTTATGATAGAAAATTCTTCCATCAACATACCAGTTACGCAAAATTTCATGACACTTCTTGTCGAAGTCCATGACTTCTTTGACTTTTTTAAACTCAGATCTTATAAGATCTTTGAGTTTATCCGAACCAGGAAGATTTGACAGATCAATTTGAACGGGTGAATCGTTCTGATCCGAGACAATAGCCTCATTTATAATATCTTCAATGGCACTATCCACCTCAGGATGCAATGCCATTTCTCGATATCTTTTTATCAAATCATATTCAGACTTATATACACCTTCAATATCTACATATTGACCATAAAAACCACTGCTAACATAAAAGTCCGACGAATCCTCATCGGACTTTGGAACAGGGGAGACGATACTCTTCGAGGTGTCGTCTTCTTTTTCAATTTTAAAACCAAACAACCTAGCCATTTAGATTCACTTGAGGCATCATCAAATGTATTTATTCAATGAGAATTAAGCAGTCTGAGAATCACTTGATTGAACTGGCTCCTCTTCTGTACCAAAGAGGTTAACGTTCTCTGCAGTATATGCATCCCACCACTGAACTTGCATATCTACAGTAAACTCTTCAATAGTATCGGAGTTGTCGTAAGATAGTTCGATGGAACTGACGTTTGTTGGGAACAAACCGTGGAAGACATATTTTTTCAGAACGGGATACTTATCACCAGCACCCAATGTTGCATCTTTAATAGTGGTTGGGAAACTACCAGTAGAACCTCTGGTATTTCTTCCTAGTTGATACACAACTGCATCTTTTTGATATTGAGTTGGATTAATAACACCAGTAGCATTGTCATGCTTATTGATGCCATTCATCCACTGCTCGAATGCATTTCGTAGATCGAATGAAATGTCATTGATGACTGTAATAGTCCAGACATCAAAGGTTCGGTCACCTGCAACTTTAAGATTTCTTCCTCTGAAAGGAACGTCGATGACGTTAATATTCGAGGCTGGTAATTGAGCAGCCTTGATTAGAAATCTAGAATTGGCAACAGATTCCGTGGCGACTTGGACATAGCTTGGGAAAGCAAGTTCAACCTCAAACAAATTGGGGCGGGCGGCCCCTCCAGATAGTCGAGCCTTGAAATCCTCAATAGTCCTATTCCCTACCAATGGTGGGTTAAATGACTTTGAACTGGGCATGGCTAATTAACTCCTTATACTGTTATTTAGTGAGACGGATCAAACATTACCAACTACTTCATCAAAACTGACTCCCGAGCGTGTCGCGACGAATGTCAGACCAATGAAGTTGATTGATCTATTTGGTTTTACGAAGATATCAGCTTTGAACTGATTGGAATCAACAACATCTGGTGTGTTGTTAGAGTCATCACAAATGACAACGAAATCAATGATGCCCCTCTTCGCCTTAACATCGCGAAGATATGGTTCAACAATATTCAAGAAGTTAGTTCTTGTGAGAATGTCATTGAACTCAAAGAGTTGTGCTCTTGCAGCTCTCTCTATTGTCTGTTCAATAGTGAGGAACAGACGACGAACGTTAATTCTGTCGAATGCAGATGCTTCTTTAAGAGCAGTCTTATCACCATAGAGAACCATTCCTGCACCAGGGGAGAATATCACTGGGTTAATTCTCTTGGGATACAGAAGATCTCTCTGTGCCTGTGATGGGTTGTATGCCAGTTTAACAGCATTATTAATTGAACCTCTTTGTGAACCTGCAGGAGAGAACCATGGGAAAGAATTGATTGAAGTTCTTGCCATGAGACCAGCAGTATCACCATTCAAAGGAACATATCTGAAAGAATTATTGAATCTATCAAATGTATACTTGTAACCAGAATCAAATACAGCATAAGAACTGGAAGACAGACTATCATAGAAGTTGATAACATTATTTGTCTGTTGATCCGAGTCACTAATTCCAACAACATCAGGTTTGTATGGAGATATACATGCAATACAATCTTTACGAGTATTTGCAATTTGAATCAATTTGTTCGCCTTAGCTTGTGCCTCAAAAACAGTATCACCTGATGAAGGCCCCTGGATAATATAATTAATGGAATACTCTGCAGGGTTTTCTAGGATAGTATACGAAGAAATAACATCCGAGAGGTTACACTTGTAAACTCCAACACCACCATAATCATTACCCCCTCCAAGGGAGAATGTCTGAGCACCAGCACCGTTAAATGTTGTTCCTTGTGAAAGTTGTCCCCATGTTCCACTTGCATCTAGAGTATAACCACTCAACATACTGAACTTAAGTGATGTGCCAGTTTGGGCAGCACCAACAAAGAGATTTTGGGAATATTGTGCAATATAGTTTTTGTAGAAGATATCTGCACTTGGAGAAATCTTTGCATCAGAAGCCTTAGAAAGACCGATCCATTTCTCTACGATGTTTCCTGCACTTCCAGTTACTTTACCAGTATCGTCAACAACAACGATATGCATTTCATCAAATCTAGAACTTCTCTCTCCAGCATATGCAGATGTTGAAGGTCTCTCGGCAAGAGACTTCCAGAAAATTGTCTGGTTTTCTAGTCCAAGAGTCTGTGTGTTATACCAGTCTTGTGCAGTATTTCCTTGTCTTAGTGAAAGTCCACTACCAATACCTGACTTAACAATGAAGTCTGTATTAGCGAAAGAAACTGAAGCTGCAACGTCCATGATGACTGCAGTGGTTGAATCACCTTCTGTAGTGAATCCAATAACTGTTCCTTCGTAGTTTCCATTGACCGACTTTACTTTATCACCAAAAGCAATCTTGGTGTTATCCAAGTCAGCTCCAAATCCAATCATTGTGGATCCAATACCAACAGTTGCTTGGAATCTAGTCCTTTCAATACTAACTTGATCACCTACGTTATCGAATATTCTATAAAGGTTTCTATTGTTGAAGTTAGTTGTATTGATACCACTAACGAATGCTTCTTGTCCTGCGTCATATCCAAGGAATGCCCTTGTAGAACTACCTTCCTGGTAATCAGTTTCTGACCATGTGTCTGTTACGACGTTATGCTGAGATAGAACTTTAACGTCAATCGAATTAGTATTAACTGCAGCGATGACACCCTTAAGGTATCCAGTTTCGATTCCGACAGTACCATTACTCAATGCTACTGCTGTAGTGAAACCAGCGGTGATTGCATATCCTACCTGGAGACCGTCTGTACCTATTGCCAGTCTTTGGTCAGCAGCAGCATCGATCGTGCAAACTTTTAGATCATTTGCCCAAGAACCTGGGTTTCTCGATGCATATGTCCAGTTGATATCTTCTAAGTGATTATTTGTATAATCCTCAGAGGAATTAATCTGCAAGTTTGACAGGGATCCCCCTGCTAGTGCAACGTTGGCGTTAGATAGGTCTGGGTGAGCAGATCTAATGACTCTTAGAATACCACCGTAAGAAAGATACGATGAAGCACTCATCCAGTACTCATACTGGGAATCAGTAGATAGTGGCTTACCAAACGTTTGTGTAAGATCGTTTTCAGTTTCAATCAGTAGTGGTACATCTACGGGTCCTCTTTCAAAAGGACCAGCAATGGCACCCACCTGATCATTAATATTATCAATACGTCCAATAGTTAAGTCAACTTCTCTTACCTTAACGCCTGGGGAGACTAAATTTAATGACATTGTTAGTTCCTCTTTAAGAAGTCCATTTTTTATCTGTTATTATTTAGAATTTACTCGTTTTCAAGTGGGGAAACAATGCATGAACTCCCTACCAGTCTGGGTATGTAGATGTGTCTTTTAGTTTTGTAATCCTAGATCTCATTACTCGTTGTTTAGTACAATCCTTACACTCATAAGAGTAAGCAGAAGCAGTGGTTCTATTTCTTCTCGTCCTATAAAAGTCTGTTAATAAATTTTTTATCTCTCCACAAGACCTACATTTCCTTTCATTTAGAAGAAGATGTCCTAACACAAACTCATCATCTAGGTTCATCTACCGATAGTCCCACATATGTGACATATCACCATACTCATCCGTATGCCATCTATCGCCACTAGAATCTACAAATGATGTCTCTTCATGGATTCCGTCACTTAGAAATCCAAATGGAGCCATATCCTGTTCAATTTGATCTCTTTGATCATCGTAAATTCTTTTTCTGATATCATCGTCGGACATTTCTTTGAAATAATCTTGTTGGACTAACCAAGCAAAAATAACCAAACACATAGCAAGGTCATCGTTACATCCTTCTTCAGCTTCAAAAGAATTATTTTTTTGAATAAATGTCGTAAGTTCTGCAATAATATTATAATCGGTTATCAATAACTTATCAGACTCGATCATTGTCTTTAAGTTTAGTGATCCGATTTTCTTGACTGTCTTAGACATTTTGACACCCAACTGAGTTTTTTTGCCAGAAAATCCTTGACCAACTAATTGCCCAGCTCGACCTCGCATAGAACACATGAGTAAATTTTGATATTCTAAATCGTATTGAAGAGTTGCTGCAATTTGATCTCCAATATCATTTACTTCACATAGAATGTATGCATCATTATATGCTTTTGCAAATTCCCAAATAACATTTGGGAACAACATTGGTCTAATGGAATTATTTCTATACTTTGCAACAACCTTATATGGAAACTCTGTTGTATCAAATACAATAAAAGCAGAATAATCTTTTTCTACACCTCTAGCAACGTCAACCGTCATAATATAATTATGATTCTCCATTGAATGGCAATATATCTCTCCGCCATTTTTTGCAGTATTTATTGGTTCATCATATACCATCGACTTCAATTTTGAAGGCGCTATCAGAGTGTCTACAGATCCTAAGAACTCACATTCAAACTCAACTCGGAACTGAGACTCCGAGGTATTTTTTATAGTCTGTTCTTTCCAAGCATCATCACGACCAGGAACTTCTGACCAATGAACTTCCGTATTCGTGTATTCATTTCTACCAAGTTCGGAGTCATGCCATAATCTATAAAAATGGTTCATACCCTTTGGGGTAGAGACGATAATTACTTTTGTAGATTTACCAGATGAAATGGTGGGATATACTGAACTGAAAAACTCCTCTGCGATGTGATTTGGAATGAACGCAAACTCATCAAGGAAAATGATGTTGAACGACATGCCTCGAACAGCACTTGCAGATGTCGATGCAGCAAGAATTTTTGATTTGTTTTCCAACTCCATGGAACCTTTATTCCATGCAACAATACCCTGTTGCATCCAATGAGGTAATGCCTCATAAGCAGTTTGGAGTCTTCCTAAGAGTTCTCTGGCAGTTGCAGCTTTGTTTGCAAGTATACCAATAGTAACGCTATCGTTGAAGAGTGCATAATGTAGGAGATATGAAACGACGGTTGTTGATTTTCCCGACTGTCGGGGCATCTTACAAATGTTGAATCTGTTTTCATGGAAATTTTTTACAAGTTTTTCCTGAAAATCATACATTTTGAACGGAACCAGTCCTTCATCGAGACTGATAATCTTCACATAATTAACTGCAAAATATAAAGGATCTTCCTTACACTTTAAGTATTCTTTAACTTGATCTTGAGTCCACTCAATAGCAACATTGGACTTCTTGAGATTTGGGTTGCCAAGATATACACCATTATCAGACATAACTTATTCAGGGGTTTACCATAAAAAGGGGTTCTCTAGGGTCTTTCACCGCAGGGTAAAAATAAATTACCTTTGCTCCAGGATATACCTTATCCACTTCAGACTGAACATCTTTCTTTACAGGTCTTCCTCTTTGAGGGAAGAACATTTGGAGAGATCTAGTTGACCCTCTAAAGACTAGATTAATAGTATAGTAATTTCCGTACATAGCAATTCGGTCTGCACCTTCACCTAGAAATATTTGGAAAGATTTCATGTTTCAGAGACATCTATATGATTATTTAGATTGATTATCTTTGGATGCTTGCTTTAGCATCTTTTGTAGATCTGCTGTACTTCCAACAAACAATGCGTTATTCGTGACATTGGTAGGACTCTTTTTCGATTCCTCGTTAACATCCTTTAGTTTCTTTTGAAGATCCATCAATTTATCTGTGGTATCCGCAACATTCTTTATTAACTGCCCAGCAACCTCATAAGCTCTAGGTGAATCCGATTCTTGTGATAACTCAAGAATACCATCAATTGCTTCCTGTCCTTTCTCAATCAAGGAATACAAATGACCTCTAGTATATTCATAGTCTCGGTCAATATCCGGCTTCTCTTCCCGTACAGGTTTCTTTTTGACGACAGGTTTTTCTTCGGGTAATACTTCCGAAGGAGTAATATCTAACGACTCGTCAATACTATCAAAGTTTTTACTCATAAGTCAGAATCTCTACTCTGACTGATACTATAGACTTGTCCATCCAAATATTCAGTTCTCGTTTCACCAAATCCAAAGTCATCCTCATCTAGATTTGCTTCTACATATACATCATCTTGAATAGTAATTGCATTGATCTGGACATCAATATCATGAGGGACAGCAACCGTTCCGTATTCTCCTCTCTCTACATGCAACCGTTGTCCACTCTTAGACCTGATTCGCATAACTTCTTCATCAATTTGAATGTAGCTATTGGAAACAAATGGAGTTGCATCTGAGACAGTAAATGCCGTTACTCGATCATCAAATACTTCTCCAGTTCTAGCAGTATCATCATTATCATAATCTTTAATAGCAATAGGAACAGCAGTATACCTAAGTTGTCTATTTGGAGTTTTGCGATTATCAGTTCCTTGCATATAATCAACTTGAACTTTCTTGATGAGTCCGTCAGTAGTTGCACTAATAGGACCGTAAAGATAGGCTTTACAAGTAAAATTTAAAGTATAAATTAAAGCTCTTCTTGTTAAAAAGTCTCCTTCATAATTATCATCCATCTGAATTGCTTCTAATGTAATTGGAATATCTCTAGTCTCTCCAATAGTATCAGTGAGATTGACTGTTAGATTAAACGATGGTTGAAAATAAGGTAAAATTTGTTCTAATATTTCTAGAGCATCTTCATTGAGTTTTGTTAGTATACTCAATTGCATATTGATATTATATGGGACAGGCATATATCCCTTAATCAATTTATTTGTATCTTTATTAACAGCCTTAAAAGTTTGCATAGTAGAAATTTTCCTACTAGCATCATATTGAACTCCAATCATCTCAAATGACATTCTCGGTAATGTCAACGCACCAGCTGGTTTACCTGGAGATCTTAAATCTCTACTTTGCTCTAGTCGTGCTAGAAACTTTTGAGTTGGTCCGTAAGAAATTGGAACATTAATAACACTAAACGTCTTGTCATTTTTATCTTGATGCTTTATTTCGATCCCATTAAAAAGGGTTCCGAAGGAAATAATTACTTTCCTAATAATTTCGTGATAGAAATGAGAAGTTAACATGATACAGTATTTTTAATTATTTAGACTTCCCCAAAAGGATTTCTTTCTGTAAAATCAATAATGTTGTCTGCTTCAAATTCAATCTCATCATTGGAAGCAAACTCATTGCCTTCAAAATTAGAATTGGCAGTAGCAACAGTATAACTTGCTGCCGCACCAACAATAGTTTCTCCATACTGGAAATCTCCAGTTGCATTGCCAAGTTTTAATATTCTATTACCAGAATCCCAAGAAGCAACAAGTGCGCTTGTTCCACTGGAAACTCCTCTCACAGATTCTCCAATTAGGAAATCACCAAAGAATGGATTTATAACTTCTTGGATATCTACCAATGGGGAAATCGCAGTGTAACCCGCACCTGCATTTGAGAATCTAATTTGAACGATACTAGATCCAGTGCTTACAACTGATTCTGCCTGTGCATTTTTAATTAGATCTGAGGTATTACTGGACTGAGGAACAAACACGGAAGTGATCCCTACAGTTGGGGTAAAGTTGTATCCAAATCCAGCGGTATCGATTCCTACTGATCCAAGGACACCAGTAGATACTATAGCAGTAGCAATAGCTACTGATGTTGGTTTGCCTCCCCTAAAGGTAATATTTGGAGGAGTAGTGTATCCAGTTCCTGGGTTAATTAATAGAACTCTATCAATAGCCTTATTGGAAACGCCAGTCCTGCTCGTCATAATAGCAACTGCAGTTGCCTGTTGTCCAAGATCTGGTTTCTCAATAGTCATTAATGGATTAGAAACATATCCACTACCACCGTAAACAATTTGCAGTCCAGACACCTCTCTGTCCGCATTTATAGAGGCATATACTTCTGGATATTCATTATTGAGGTTCTCAACAAACTGAGATGTCTTGGATGTTGGTGTATCTATTTCTTGTTCTGATGTTGTTGTTGGAACAAGAGCTTCACTGGCAGTTCTAAACGAAGTATCCCCAGTAAGATTGAGAGTCACATGATCTAGATATCCAATATATCCATCTTTGATTGTATCTAGTTTGCCTAGACCAGAAGCATCCGCACCATAATGTAGTTGGTTGTTCGCAAAGAACATGATTGGGTCTGCATTACTATACTCAGATCCAGGATTACCATTCACACAGAGTTTAGCATTAGAACCATGTTGTTCAATTCTAATGAAGTTCCATGCATTCAATGTAAGTGGATTTGGATTTTCAATGGCAGTAGATCCAGAAGCAAAAACTACAGTTCCAGAATCTCTATGGTATACTTTGATTCTGTCAGACCACAAAATAACTCCACCATAACTTGGATTTGGAGTAAATGTAGTTGGATAAAACCACATACTAAAAGACAATCTCCCATCTTCAGTATCTCTAGAGTCAATATTTGTTGGGAACTCAAATCTTGACTGTTCCGTATCCTGAGTATTGTCGTGATATAAGGAGTTATTTCCAAACTTTGTTTCTGTTGCTACCGTTCTGTTTGGCGGTGTAAAAGTTACTTGTGGAATCTGAATATAATTTGTTCCACCAAAATGCAAATTGACTGTTTTTACACGACCATTGACCGCAGTTGCAATACCAGTGGCTTGATTTCCTCTGGTTGGTTTTGAAACATATACTGATGGTGTTGATTTATAATTACCATCATTAAATAATTGAATATACTGTACCGACTTTGTTCCAAAAATTGTAGACGCAAGAGATACCGATGCAGTTGCATTACCATAAGTATCCTTAGCCAACTGAAGGGATATAAATTGACCACCCATACCAATTGGTTCCATGACTTCATCGCCATTGACACCAGCAAGAGTATCTGGAAGATCAATGATCTCATCTTCATATTCAAAGATCTCGCATCTCAATTCATACATGTAAAGATCATTGAGTTGATAGAAAGGAACTTTCGTCTCTACAAACTTAATTTCAAACAATGCGTTGTCTAGAGGGAGATAGATTAAATCTCCTTCTTGAGGTCTAGTTGCAACTTTAATTTCATCTTCTGGCCACAACTTCAATAGAGGAGATATAAAATCATCATATCTTTCTTTAGATATTACTAATTGTATCTCGTCTTGTGATCTAACTCCAAATTTTGATAGAATTTCTGATGGACTTCCAAATCCATCAAAGTTAACCAAGTAAGCTTCGAGTCTAAAACTATCATCAAACCTAGATGCAGTTATTTCTTTAATAACTGTTTGCTCATTAACAATCCTCCTAGGCATGTACAAGACATCCTGACCGAACATTTTTAGATGTTCGTTAACCAAGTCCTGAACCAATCTCTGTTCGCTTGGTGAACCGTGGAGAAAAAATGGATTTAAGGGCATTATCCTATCATATCTAGGGGTGGCATGGCATATTCAGTTATCAACTTTTGTTCATGATCTTCTAATTCTCGTTGAGCGTCATCAAATAGTTGTCTACCGTTCATCTCAAGTCCACCAGGAAGCTTAACTCCTTGGAACTTAATTAGGTTTTGTCCCCATTGTCTTTTAATTAGAGATGTTGTATACCTCTTAATCCATAGATCATTATATACAGCAGTTTCACTTTCTGGATCTACAACTCTATAACAATCTAATATTAGAAAATGATCTTCTGTGAGTTCTTTTAGATTTATATCCATGTATAATCTACTGTTCTTTTTGTTAAATCTTATTTGGACTTCTGGATTAAGAAGAAAATCTATAGTCTCCAAGTATGATTTTGTTTGACTATAGTTCAATAAATCTATTGCGCCGTAGTAGTATAAATCATTAAGGAAGAGTTGATATTTTATATTGAACATCCCCGCCGATAAGGTGGATGAGTCCATTTTAAATATCTTATTGACTCCAATAATAGTGTCTGGTAATGGAAGGTAGTTAGCTTGTTCTGTATAATCTGCAGAAGAAATCCCGCCAAAAGTATCAGTAACAGTTGTTGTTTGAGCAATTCCAACCATAGCAGTTCTTTCTGCCTCGGTCAACTTATGTTTTAAAAATACTCTATCTATTCCCTCACCATGTCTTTCATGATATAATTGGAGTGCATCGTCTATCAAGTCTTCGATTTGATCATCATCGACATTGACTTCCAATACTGGCTTTCCGAGTTTCCTGAGGCAATACTGCTTCAATGCTTCTCTACTGGAGGGCTTAGCCATTCCTAATAATCATAGGGTTCTCAACATATTTATATCTCATGGAAAAGTACTTAATAAATGAAATCGAAACGTTTGCAGTCAATGATGAATTGGATGCAAGAGTAGAGTTAATGGGATGGGAAGAAAAACCAATCGTATACATCGATAATTTTTATAAAAATCCCGATCAAGTTAGAGATTTGGCTCTAAGAATCCCTCCAACTTTAAATAGAAGAATTTGTGGAGGAGTGCCAGGTGGTAGAGTTAGTGCAAATTTTGATCTTGATCATTTAGTTCCAATCTGGACTGACATAGCCAAATCAGTTTATGGATTGACAAAAGAGGAAGAAGAACGATTTATCTGTGGATGCAAACAACTTACATTCTCGGTAAATGTAACTGCATCAGATCAAGCACTTATTCCACACGTAGATTCTCCTATAGATAGTAAAAATTTAGTTAGGGGTTGGGCAGGTGTAATTTATTTAAACACGCCAGAAGAATGTCATGGTGGCACTGGATTTTATACTTATAAGGGAATGAGTTGTGTTGATGTATACCAATCTGGAATCTGGAAAGAGGACACCGTAAGAGATAGTGTTGGTCCTTGGGAACTTGTTCACTTAGCAGAAATGAAATACAATAGATTGATTGTATATCCAGATAATTTTCTTCATGGTGTATATCAACATCCAGGTCACTTTGATCAACAGGTGTATAGACTCGCTCAATCAATATTTCTACCTATTCCAACGATAGTATACTGATGATTTTAATTACTGGATATAAAGGGTTTATTGGATCTCACTTTCAAAACTATTTTGAAACTGAAGGAGAACATGATGTTATTGGAATTGATGTCGATAACGCATGGAAATTTCTGTCCAAATTTAATGGATGGGAAAATGTAGACTTAATAATTCATAATGGAGCAATCTCATCTACAACAGAAAAAAACTGGGTAAAGATTGCACATTACAATCAATCTTTTACTGCTCACCTATTTTCACATGCAATTGAACATAAAATTCCTATAAAGTATGCATCCTCGGCATCTGTGTATGGTAATCAAACAAGAGAATGTAGGAAGATCAATCCACTGAATCAATATGCAATTTCAAAACTAATCATAGATTATTACGTATTGGACAATATAGATCGGTTTGAAAGTATCCAAGGATTTAGATATTTTAATGTATACGGAACTGGAGAAGATCATAAGGGAGACCAAGCAAGTCCAGTCTCAAAGTTTACCAAACAGATCAAAGAGACTGGGAAACTTAAATTGTTTGAAGGATCGGATAATTTTTATAGGGACTTTGTATGTGTAGATGATATAGTCAATATTGTCATGAATAATGACGCTCCCAGTGGAATCTATGATATTGGAACTGGCAAACCAATGTCATTCCAGAGAGTTGCAGAGTTAGTTGCTAAAAAAGAAGGGGGAGAAATCGAAATGATTCCTTTCCCAGATCACCTAAAAGGTAAGTATCAAGATTATACCTGTGCAGATATGAAATGGTTAAACTATAGACTCAAGACGTTAGAGGAATATCTTGCACCATAAAGTTAATAAAATTTGTAGCGATATATTTTTCTTCGGAAATGGGAGCATTTCCTTTATGTTTGAACAAATAATTGCATGGAAATAATAGTACTTTCCCCTTCTCTGGTCTTACTGCTATATTCCAATCTGGAAATTCTGTTTCTCCACCTTCCTCAACATCATTGAGATACATAATGCAAGCAAATATTCTACTTACTGTACCAAATGCATGTTGGTCCACATGAGTCTTAAATATTCCTTCGTTCTTGGGATATACCCTAACGCAATAATCATTTAGAGTCATGCTATCTTCTGGAACTGGATATCTAGAACCTGCTTCCCTAAAAGCAGACATAGTGATCTCTGTCATCTTGTCTGAGATAGGTGCTTCTGGAGGGACTAGAGTCTGAATAGCATTTTTAAAATCTTTTTTAACACTAGGTCCAATGTTTTTTCCGTTTTTTGTGCTATAAACGCACCCATCACTTTGAAGATGTTTGTTCGATTTAAACCATTCCAATATTTCATCACAGGTTTTGTCTGGGATGTGATTTTTCAAAACCACAATTAGATCTGTTATTTTTTCAGCTCTCATCAATCTCCAGATTCAATTCTATTACTATCTTCATCAAAATGTTCTGTACTAAATTCAAATAATTCAGTATCGGAAAGACCATACATTCTATGTTTCATTCCAATAGGAACATGAAACTTATCTCCAGTTTCTAGTACAGATACATTAGCGACTTCAATATTGTCATCCCACCCATAGTAGATTTTAATTTTTCCACTTTGAACATAGAAAACTTCGTCTTTCTTTTTATGAAAGTGCCAAGAACATTGTTTTCCTTTTGCAATGAAAAGGAGTTTGCCACAATATTGTTCTGAGTTAACTATCCATTTTTCATATCCCCATCCTTTGGACACGAACTTAATTGGTTCTGCTGCTCTAGGTATCGAAGAATTCATCGGCACTTACTCCCTTGTCGTCAATGTAATAGTCAGCTGAAGGTTTTCCTAAGAAAAGATCGTGAAACATACATCCCCATTCTAACAGTTGTTTGTGAGTGAAGTCGTAATACTTTTCCTTAGCTTGTTCTCGATCATTATTAAATGTACCCATACCTCTAGCGGTATGGTAGATTATCTGATGTCCTTTAATATATAGATCATTTATTTTAGAGATCCTTTCTGGGATAGGTACAGCTTCAGTATATCTGCCTTCTCCTTTTCCAGGAATACAGATAGTGCCGTCTATATCTACATTATATCTCATTCGGGTCCTAAGTATAAGTTTTTAAGTGGATATTTTTTCATGGAACCAGTTTTGGAATAATATTGAGCTTTAGATACTCCAATACTAATTCCAGCATCACTACTAATAGGTTCCACATATAGTTTAACATCTTTTGGCAACTTATCCAAATACCAATAATTTGCAGAACAGTTTAATGCACATCCACCAGTTAAAATAATATTTTTACGTTTCGATATTGCAAGAGCGTCCAATAAAATTTTTAACATATGAGTCTGAAAATCTTCCTGAAGTCTCCAAGCAAGGTTAGCTAATTTTTCAAAGTGATTCTCAGTATTTTCAGCTTCTCTATGATGAGGTAAGTAATCATATGGAATAAAATTACATCCATACTTAGACCTATAAAAAAGATTTGAATCTACATTAAATCCATCAGAAAGGAAAGATCTAATATTGGGATCTTCTTTACCGTATGAAGCAAGACCCATTACTATTCCAGCCCCAAGTCCACCAAAACCCATATATGAGGATACTGCGGAGTACACCATACCAATTCCACATGTCCACTCACCTTTATGTTCAGATTCATCACAACTATCATAAGAGGGTGTAGACATCCCTCCTAAAGAATTCATATTACATGGATAAGATGCATCGAATATGGAAACAACCTCATGCCTATCTTCTGCAGGAGTAAGGAAGTTTCCCATACCATCAACCACAACTACAACTGCATCATCAAATCCAGAATTATAGAATCCACAATAAGCATGAAATAAGTGATGATCAAAAAACTTTTCAAATTTTTCTTTGACTATTTCATACTTAAAAGAGTTTTGTTCATGTGGTAGAAGTTTTAATGATTTAGAAACATACATTATTAACATATCACTACTACGATCTAATGTACTTACTCCCAGCTTGTCTTTAGATATTAATGCAGATGTTGCTACTTCATATTTTTCAATCTCATCCATGGTAAGTCCACCAAGAACCATGTTACATGCATGAAATGGATCGTTATCATATTTTAATCTAGACAATCTTTCTTCTTCCAGGAAAAGTTCAATGTCCCCATCTTCAGAAAGAACTGATACTGAGGAGTTATGGGATAAGTGAAATCCTACTTGTTTTTTCAATTTCATTTTGGACCTAAATACAAATTTTTGAGAGGATGTTTTTTGTATGATTCAGTTTCAGTGTAATACAAATATTTTGCAAGTCCCAAAGAAACTCCAGCATCATTACTAATAGGTTCTACATATAGTTTGACATCTTTTGGTAACTTGTCTAAGTACCAATAATTTGCAACACAATTTAGAGCGCATCCACCAGTAAGAACAAGATTTCGCATATTTGTTCTTTCAAGTGCATCGGTGAGAAGAAATAACATATGAGTCTGAAAATCTTCTTGAAGTCTCCAAGCAAGATTTGCAAGTTTTTGGAAATGTTTTTCTATGTTTACTGCTTCTACATGAGGAGGGAGATAATCATATGGAATAAAGTTTGCACCAAATCTGGTTCTGTAAAATAAATTCGAGTCTACAGTATATCCATCATCTAAAATGAAAGATTTAATATTGGGATCTTCTTTACCGTATGGAGCAAGACCCATTACTTTTCCAGCCCCAAGTCCACCAAAACCAAGATAAGACGATACCGCAGAATATGCCATACCGATTCCGCAGTTCCATCCACCTTTATGTTCTGCAGAATCACAAGCCATGTAAGTTGGTGTAGACATTCCAACAATTGGAACCATTATATTTGGATAACCACCAATGAAAGTAGTAGCAACTTCTACATATCTATCATTATTCCTTAGTGTATTTCCCATAGCATCAACTACTACAATCGCTGCATCATCAAATCCAGAATTATAGAATCCAGAATAAGCATGTAAAAGATGATGCTCGTTATATATTACATTTTGTGCGTGCTTATGACTATGAGCACACCACTTATCAAAATCTTTATAAGTTAGTATCTTAGAGAGTGTTCTATTGACTGTCTCTGAAGCAATTTGTAGAGCGTTTCCTCCTTTAGGATCCTCATCTAAAAGTCCAGTCATTCCAAGATTGTATGTATTGGAATAATCTTCAGAATCTATTCCCCTAAAATGTTTGTCCAATACATGAAATGGGTCTCCATCATGTTTGATTCTGGAATATCTCTCTTCTTCAATGAATATCTCTGTTTCTCCTTGATCGACAATACAGAGTGAGGAATCATGGGAAAGATTAAGTCCAACTTGTTTCATACTGGTCCTCCTGGAGGCTGATCATAATAAATGTTACCTGATATAGTTATGCCTTCATTCCCAGGGGGAACAAAATGTTCAATGAATGACGGGAAAATTATAATATTTTCAGAAGAAACTTTTGGCATATACTCTATAGGAAAAGCATGACCTAGATATCCCCATTGATTCATTTGATTATGTCTACTTGGGGAAAGAAAAACAGTCTTAGATTCCTCAACATCCACATAAATTACAAAACTCCATTGAGCTCCAGAATGAATATGTGGATCTTGCCAGTCTGTTTTCTCATACTTGTTACGCCAAACTGAACCAATATAAAATGGTTTCTCTGTATATTGACCTATACACTCCCAAAGAATCCTGCCAAGATAATTATATGACTCTTGAGTAAGTTCATCTGCCTCCATTGTAGTTGGAGTACGAGAAATAAAAGTTGGTTTGTATTCTGGTTCTTCTTTAAACTCTAATTTACTAATATCAATTTTTTCGATAAAGAAAGGCATCCAGAATACTGGATTGGGTTGTTTAAAGTTGTCCATTATAAATTCTCATAATGTCATCTTTGGTTAGTTTATATGTTCCTGAGTTTTCTACGGAAATAGAAGCTGCCATATTTGCAAAATTAATAGAATTCTGCATATCTTTTGTGCGAATAAATTCAACCACTAAGGCAGAGAGGAAGGTATCACCAGCTCCACATACATCAAATACATTGACCTTTCTTGGTGTGAAATTAATACCCCTCCACCTACATCCATTTGATCCTAAAGTTACGATTAAATTAGTATCATGAGGCATAAATTCACGATCAAGTAAATCATATTCTTTTTTGTTTATCTTGAAGAAAACATTAGGTTGTTGAAATAATTTAGTTTTCTTTGTGTCAATAAAAATTGGTCCTTTAAAATATGTGCAGATAATACGTAATGCTTGATCTGTAAGAAAACCTTTATCATAGTCTGATATTACTAGTGCATCATATTTACTATGCATAAATGCCATTCTTACCTGAGGAGCACTTAATGGAGTTACCTCGGGAGTTGTATCAACTCTGAGTAATTGATAATTACTTTTTCTATCTACAAATCGAGTTTTCTTGATTGTTTCTTTTTGCGTAATTAGATTTGTTCGGACACCAAAAGATCTCAAATTATCATTGACATTTGATGCCATTCCAGGTGTTACTTCTGTGGATGTCTTGTCCAGAACAGGAATAGGTCCTTCTGGGTTTAACCTAGAACAATCTCCATAGATGTATTCATCATCACATGAATCTCCAATAACTAATATATTACATTCCATCAGTCCAAGTTGTTAATTAGAATTTTTTTGATAATTGAGCTCGAAGAATAATCTCCAACTCTTGGTAAGAATCTAACTTCTTTGACAATATCTTTTCCAACAACATCACCATTTTCCCAGTCATTTCCTAAGAGGAGAATATCTGGTTTATAAACTCTGATAAGATCTTCCAATCCCTTTCGATCATTGAAATAGTGGACAACATCAATATACTTGATTGATTCGAGCATTGATATTCTATAACAAAGATCATTTATGGGTTTGGTTTGACCTTTATCTTTTTTAATCTTCACATCACTATCTGTAGCGACAATGACACGATCACCCAGAGATCTCGCTACTCTGAATAGTTCTATGTGTCCAGGATGTAAAATATCAAACGTGCCATTTACAAATACAGTCTTCATTAATTTTTAGCCTCAATCATCAACCCATGTTCGGGTAAGTAGAGATATTCGATATCAGATTCAGAAAGGGTTCTGCAAGCATCATCAATTGTTTCAACGAGAGGCTCGCCCCCCAAATTAAAAGAAGTGTTGAAGACAATAGGACAACCAGTAGCTTCATAAAATTCTTTAATCAAATCATAATAATTTTTATTTTGTTCTTCGGTGACTGTTTGAATCCTACAAGTACCATCAACATGAATGATTGCAGGAATTTTCTCTTCAATCCCATCCTGACATTTAACAGCATACATCATGAATGGGGTTTCGTCCATACCACGAAGATCAAACCACTCATGAACATGTTCTTTAAGGATTGATCCAGCAAAAGGTCGGAAGTATTCACGATTTTTTACTTTATTAACAAAATCCTTTCCATCTGGATCACGAGGATCATAAAGAATAGACCTGTTACCTAGTGCTCTAGGACCAGCCTCGGATCTACCTTGGAAGATAGCAACAATATTTTTATTGGTAATTAAATCAATTACATCTTTGTTTGTGGCTTCAAAAACTCTTGTAGATCCATACTTATCTGCAGTATCTACAATTTGATCAGTCGAATACATATATTCAAATCCAGTATAAAGATCTTTTAGGGGTTCGCGGACTTGTGCATCTTTAGTTACTCTATGGTATTGGAGAAGTGCAGCTCCAATTGCAGTACCAGCATCATTACTTACAGGTTCTACAAATAGATTAATACCTTCATCTTTTAGTTGTTCAAGATACCAATAGTTAGCAACACAATTTAGTGCATATCCACCAGTCAATACTACATTAGTTTGACCAGTCATATTTACAACTTTACGAATTAGGTCCAGAACCATTTGTTGAGACTCTACTTGAATAGCGTATGCCATGTCTCTACGGTTCTGTAAGAGGGTCATATCACCTTCAAAGTCATAGTCAGTCTTAAGGTATTTAAACCGCCCCTGATTGACTAGGGCACCGTTAGGATACGTTGGTGTAATGAGGTCTCTATTGGATGTTTTCCACTCAGAGGCCCCGTTATAATCCGTATACACATCTGGAATATCGTCATTGGGGGTTCCATATGGGAATAGACCCATAGTTTTACCAGCTTCAATAGGAGACCACCCACAATACTGTGTTACAGCTTCATATGCCTTAGTGATACCAGCAGTATCATCAAGAATCATTTCATGAGTTCCTTCCTCACCTTCCCTTTCACTACTAAACTCTTCAAATCGAATAGAGTTCCATGGACCTCTTCCGCCTTGATGTTTGTAGATTGTCTTGAATTCTGATGGATACTCACAATTGAACATGGATTCTAGTTCCCATGTCATTTCATTTTCCCCATTAATATTCATGGGAATGAAAGTACCTGCACCATCAACAACAACAGCTGCAGCACGACTAAATCCAGACCTATAGAAGGCACATGCTGCGTGAAGTTTATGGTGAGTTGAACTCAAATCAATAACTTGAGGGTGTTGATTTGGATTTTCTTTCCTATCAATTAGTCCTAACTTTCTTGCCAATGCAACATAGATTGGATCTCCACTAAAATCACAATGCCCAGCCTCACTTAGTGGTTGAGTATGTGCGATAACGAGATAATCAAGAGTATCCGTGAAGTCCAAAATTCTAGTCATACAAGCATATGGACCTCCATCATACTTGTTCCTAGAAAGTCGTTCTTCTTCTATTGATAAGACAATTTCACCATCTTTTAGTAGACAGAGCCCTGAGTTGTGACCTCGGGCAATAGCCGCAATCCATTGTGACATTTAAATACCTCAATTAATATCAGTTTTTAGTAGATTCTTTACTTCGTTTTTGAAACCTACTTTTGGTTTTTTAGGTTTTTCTACAATATTTGCAGGTGGTTGATTCCACTGAGGTTGTGGCATCAATGCAGCACTTCCTGGCAACACTGCAGTATTTCCTGGTGCAATTGCAGGAGTTGTTGAAGTTCCAGGCGGGCATGTAGGACATTCTGTGCTTTGTGGAGGAGTATAAGTTCCTTTAAATGAAACGGGTTTACCTAAATGTTTTCTAGCAGAACGCAAAATAGATTTGACTTGTTCCGCAGACATTTCCATGGATTGATCATTATACCGATCAACAGTTTCATCCATAGTTAATCTAATTGGAGAATATTTCCTTCTGTCTAAACCAATATCAATTAGATCAAAGTTACTATCTTCTGGATAAGAAATATTAACTGGATAAGTAGATCCAATAACTACAGTTGCTTTTTTGTCAAGAGACTTGCAAATATGTTGACCGATACTATCTACACCTATAAAGTGATCAGCAACATCTATAATAGCAGCCCATACTCTAATGTCCTCAATTTGAGGTCTTGCAATTTTATATTTTGACTTCTCTTCATTTTCTTCTACTGGAAACTGGAGTTCAGACATTACAATGATACCATAATCTTTTTTAAGATCATTGATAATATCTACAGTGTTTACGAGAGACATACTTCTTGACGAAGCATCTGCGATAAACTCTCCAACTTGCTGAACACCTCTACCGAAAGGCTGGATTACTACGACTTTATCTTTACCACTTACTGATTTCACTTCTTGAATCATATTGTAACCAGCAATAACCTCCATCTTAGTGAGATTGAGAGTTGGTTTGGGAAGTTCTCTGGGTTCATCTAGACCATTGATTTCCATATCAAAAGCCTGTGTCAAACTACATTTTTGATTGTAGTAATGCCACATTCTATATGGTTCTGGTGAAACACAATCTCTATGTTTCAAATGTTCCTGAAACAAATTCTTGTGCCACATATCATAAACTTTACCATCTAAAGTTGGATGACCTTTAAAAAAGTCAGTTCCTCCTTCAGCAACGATGATAAAATCATCATGTGTTTCTGCATATTTTTCAAATGCAGGAATGGAGCAAAGCACTCTACCGGCTCCTCCATTGACAAAAAATGCTTTGGATCTCATATAAAAAAACTCCAAACAGTATAATAAAGAATGATCTATTCTGATGTATTTAGTCTACCAAAATTACATGAATAATACTTGTACAAGTCTTGGAAACTCAGTAAACATACCCCTTTTAAGAACTGCTCCATGCATGTGATCACATTCATATAACACCATCCTATTGTATTTCATTTTAGATTCATATTCTAATCTTGGTACGGCTGATGGATCGTCTGGCATCCAAGCATAAAAATTAGTTCCTCCATCACATTCCTGATCTTTATTGAGGTAGATTACTGCAGCCCACTTATAATTAGTGGAATCTTTATGGAATGTATATGTATGTTTTTTCTCATTGAATCTAGTTTCAATATCATTTCCATTAGTTACATTTGCCATAAATTTAGTATCTCTCCAAAAAGTATCATCGTACTCTGGATTCCAAAAATCAAATTGACATGCTTTTTCAAAAACTGATTTTAAATTCTCATCAAATCCTTCTATATTTTCAATAACTCTTGATCCTATAAGATTTCCCGTATATTTCTTATCGGTCTTGCGAGTACCATTAAGAGCAATTTTTCGTACTTCATCGGGATTTTTATAGAAATCATCTATAGTAATTACATATCTCCATACATGCCCTAGGTCATTTTTAGCATGATCATATATTTTTTTTACTGTCGTCTTACGAGATTCATTTAGTTCAAACATATTTCTTCCCATTAAAAAAGGGAGCCTTAGCTCCCATATAATATTATATATCTACCTCAGACTCAACCAATAACACCACTACTTGGGGGCGCCCAATCGGCAGATGCATCTGCAGGTTCTTCTGGGTCAGATGGAGGATTAGTAAAGTATGGTACGTCAGGGAACATATAGTATGCCATATTTGGAGAAACACCAGCTGCAGCTAATTCAGCGGGAAGATCTCTCAACTTCTGACGATATGCTTTCCATATAGTCTTCATGTCCTCGGGCATGTCCTCTGCAATTTGACCATCACTACCACTGAGAATTCCATTTCTATGATCTCTGATCTCATCCCAAGTTAGATCATCGGCTCTACCAATAAGTTTCTCATTAACACTGAATGCATGTACTGTTGGAGCTCCATCAACGATTCTTACCGATGCACCATCATAAAGATCTTCGATAAACAAATGTTGATTATACTTTAATTGTCTGTACCCCTGAGCAGTCATATCGGGACAATCTGGATGAGCAACGTCATCCTCCATGTCTCGGCTTTCTTCTTTTTCATCGATGACTGGTCCTCTCAGTTGGCAGATGAGTGGATACTCGGTGCAATCCACTTCAAACATTTGAGTTACATCGGCTGGAATTGGTCTTCCATCAGCCATGTCATCTTCGGTCAGGGGCCCATGTACTTCGGTGCCATCAGCACCAATTTGTAGCCAAATTTTATCGGGACCATCATAAGTAACGGCTCTTGTTTTGCCTTCTGAATATGAGTGATCTCTTAGGAAATCGTTTGGAACGGGCATGTTCCAATCGTGGGAAATAATTTCTGTTGCCATGGTTAGATTTTTTCAGGTTAACATCCTTCCCAGTTATTTATAACAAAACATAAAAAAAAGACCCCTTTCGAGGTCTAAATGGACAATCGGGACATCCTGCCCCACAACATCCAGAATTACATATAACTAATTTTAACAAGACCACTTCCACCTGTTCCACCTTGTCCACAACATCTTTCACAGTAAGATGTGACTGCACCCTGACCACCGTGTGCGTATGGAGCTCTCCAGCATCCACAACGAACCCAACAATGTCTAACAGTAGAATTAACTGCCATAGTACCCAAGAATGGAGCTCCTGTGGGTCTACTTTCATTGAAGTAACAATGACAGTTCCAACCAGCAGAACCATATCCCTTTCTAGTACCACCACCATGGTTACCCATTCCGAAGTCTCCTCCATGAGCACCAGGTTGAAAACAACACTTAGCCATAGAACTATAGCAAGTTGTAGACCAAGAGTTGGTAGCACAACCTCTAGTGCCACCCATTGCACAGAAGTTACTTAAATTATATCCATTTACATATGAAACACATCCATCACATCCAACACACTCTCTAGAACAACAACGATAAACACCACCAGCACATACAGAATATGCACAACCAGCTTTTGTTCCAATGGTTTTTGCGTTATAGTATCCACCCTGGGCTCCATGCCAGTTATAACATCTATTACAAGAACATGTTCCGTGTCCGTTTCCTCCAGCACCCCAGAGTTCCCAATAAATTCGTTGTACTCCAGTAGGAACAGTCCAAGCGCAGCAACATCCAGAAGTCATTGCCGTAGGATCACCATATATCCACTTAACATTCCAATTGGAGAATGCTCCACTCGCTAGTTGAGTGTTAGTAATAGACCCATCAACAATTTGTGAGTTACTAATCTGTTTATAAGAAGCGTAATTAGCCATTTGGAGTCCTATTTAATAGTTATTTATCAGAAGTAAGTGATTTTGACGAGTCCGCCACCACCAGTACCGCCTTGTCCGCAGCAACTTGAACCACAATAAGTAGTCATTGCACCTTGACCACCATGACCATAAGGAACAATCCAGCAACCACAACGAACCCAACATTCACGAAGTGATTGGTGAACATCAGTTCCAATGAGTGGAGCAGAAGTTGGAGTAGTCATATGAACATAACAGTGACACCAACGACTACGGTTGGTAGAATATCCACCCATAGTCCAAGTGTCTCGTAGAGTACCCATACCAAACTGACCACCATTACTTGTAGGAGCCACACAGCAGTGCCATTCTGCATTACAGGCGGTCTCCCATGAGGTATTGGCGTGACCACAAGATCCACCGTATGCACAGAAGTTACTTAGATTATACCCATTTACATATGATGAGCATCCGTTACATCCCGCACATTCCCTAGAGAGGCATGGATATACACCAGCTGCACATACAGAATATGTACATCCAGCGGTGGTATCTAACATCACACTGTTATACAGTCCACCGCCAGCACCTCTGTAGTGATGACATCTACTACATGAACATGCACCATGTCCATTACCACCAGCACCCCAAGCCTGGATCCAGAGTTTTTTAACTCCAGTAGGAACAACCCAAGCGCAGCAACATCCAGGTGAACATCGGCACATGGTTCCGTAAAACCACTTTACTCCGAATGTTGAGGTTGGGGAAGTGGAGAATTTTGTAGATCCTAAGATTCCATTATCTAGTTGATCTCCGTTAATTTTTTTGTAACTTGCGTAATTGGCCATTGATTCCCCTTGATTACATGTATGTGATACGTACTATTCCAGATCCACCAGTACCGCCTTGTCCGCAGCATCTTTCACAATATGAGGTCATTGCACCTTGACCACCAGCACCATATGGAGTCGTCCAGCAACCACAGCGCATCCAACAGTAGGCACTATGGGTTTTATTACCAATTCCAATGAATGGAGCAGCACCAGTACAAGTCTGAGTATTACTTTGTCCACAATGACAGTTCCAGTGACCACTGAATCCTGGCCAATGGGGTGCGACTGCAAAGTCTCCACCATAACTTCCTGCTTGCATACAGGTGTGATAAGTAGAATGACAGAGGTTAGACCAATCTGTATTAGCCTCTCCTCTACCGCCACCCACCGCACAGAAGTTAGTTAGGTTGTATCCATTTACATATGATGCACATCCGTGACATCCAACACATTCTCTAGAACAGCATCTATAGACGCCAGCAGCACATACTGTATATTGACAACTTCCTGCGGTAGAAATCGTCTTGGTGTTGAAACTGCCACCGCCAGCACCTCTGTAGTGATGACATCTGTTGCAAGAACATGCACCATGTCCATTACCACCAGCACCCCAGAGTTCCCAAGTAACTTTGCCAACTCCAGTCGGTACTGTCCAATTACAGCAACAACCAGAAGTGAGTACTCCTGGATCACCATAAATTGTCTTTACATTCCAGCTCGGTCCAACACCAGTAGAAAGCTTTTCAATGGTGATGGACCCATCTGGAACCTGGGCCGCAGAGACTTTTTTATATGATCTATAGTTGGCCATTTACGATCCTAGATTAGTTTTATTTAGATAAAAATTTATAAAGAAAATCATAACAAAGATAGTCACGTATCAGACGGAGAACAATCTCCAACCGTAGGTATCACCCGAGAAAGCGAGTTCAAATGAAGCCCCTTCAAGATTGACCGTCATATCGGAAGTATCACCTTGGATTGGTTTTCCGTTACGTCCAATCACCAAGGCGTTGGAATCAAAGGTCTTAGCAACATCATAGAATCTAATGGTATCTCCCAGTGCGGGGGTTCCAGGTAGAGTCAGAGTTAAAGTACCACCAGTGGTGTTAACAAAGTACTCCTGACCCGCCGCGACCGCGCCTGAACTCGATACCGTTGAGTAGGTCTTAAGTCCAGGTTGTGTCCAAATAGATCCATTATAGAACTCAATAGAACCGAGGTCAGTGTTGAATCTTAGAGCACCAGTGTTGAACTCTTCATCAACACCACCAGGTCTCTCAGCAGTAGTACCAACTGGTGGTGTCATTGCCTTAGATCCCATTGAACCATGACGGAGGAATCCAGCAACTGCAGCCTCAGTAGGACATGCGTTGTTAGACATGCCAGACATAGTTTCGTCGGAGGAGAATTCGTTAATCGCCTCACCAACTTGACCACCGATTGCACCCAGTCTCAGTTCAGTCAAACCAGACAGGTTGAACGCAGAAGCGTCCAAGGTTGCACGACCAGTCAACTGATCAACGGAGAAGAATTGACCGACTCTGAAGTTACCACCTTGGTCAGTGGAAACAAAGAATACCTTACCAGGACCGAAGATATTAGTCTCATTACCCTGAATAATCTGAGTTTGATCAACATCGGGATAATTGGTTTCTACCTTGTTACCAGTACCAACACTCAAGAAGTCATGACCTGTTAGGCGACATTGTGAGAATAGAGTTCTAACTGAAACTGTAGAACCTGCACCAGTCACCTCTCTGGTATCCCATGTTCCAGTAGTCTTCTCTGGAGAGATTGTCAGAGTAGCACGATTTTGATATGTTACCGTTTGAATACCACTAGTTGTGTAATACGTGTATGTAGACGCAGTAGCAACATTCGTGACGGTGTTAATGATATAGAATAGATTGTCATCACCGTAAGAGGATGTAGAGAATCCAAGTGCGTCACCAACTAAAAGCGCAGAAGAAATATTATCAACTTCTAGAATTGTGCCTCTCTGTCCACCAATAGATGAAGTGACACCAGAAACTGTGATAGAACCAACACCAGACTGACTGTCGCCGCCATCACCGAACCAGACAATCTCACCATCTACGAATCCAGTGGTTCCAAGACCAACCGAACCATAACCAGGATGATACTTGAAGTAAATTCTGTCTGCAGCGGTTTGATCGTTAATGAACCATCCACGAGCACCAGAGGTTGCACCAAACATGGTAGCACCAATAGACAGAGTACCAGACTTACTTACACCATTTACTTCCATCAGAGAACCAAATACTCTTGTTTCTCTTGGGGTCTCTTCTGTAGAGAATCCAGATGCAATAACACCATAATCACCATAAGAGTTGTTACCACCAACAGAACGAATTCTAGATCCGCCACCAGAGTAGTATCCCCACTTACAGTAGTAGGTGAAGCAAGAAACAATCTCGGAGATTGCACTCTTATCTAGGATATATCCAGCACCATCGGAAGATACCTGGGTGAAGGAGTCAAATACCATTGATTTTGCACCTTCGGAATGGACACCACCATCAGCGAATACGCCGACTGCACCACCACCGAAGCGACCAAAGTCACTTGCGTTATCAGAGAATACAGTACAGTCCTTAACATAAGGAGACTTATTATTGATTGGTGAATCTGGGTTGAAGGCACAAACAGTACCAGCAGCAGTTGTTCCAAGACCAGTTCTAATGTTACTATTATCTAGTACGAAAGGTGCGGTAGGATCATAATGGAATCCTTCCATTCCCTTCATGGACATTGCCTGAAGTGTAGTAGCATCAGACAACTGGAACATCTGAGATCTGTTGTTAGGAGTAACAGTGTCGTCAGAGAAACCAGAAGCAGGTAGAATCTGAGTACCTCTTAGTGAGTTACCGATAATCGAGGTGAAAGGAGGAACCTTGATTGGCAGTTGCTCATAGAACTGAGAAGCAGACAGTTTCAAGATAGCAGGAGTTAGGTCAGTTAGATGACCGCCTCTTACATATGTGTGATTGATTGTGGAGATACCAACGTTAGCTCTAATTCTATTGGCATCGATAACCTGAAGAACCTCAAAGTAAGACTTGGAGACCTTATCGGGATAAACCGTTGTTGTAACACCAACAAACGCAGTACCACCAGAAACATAGAGATAATCAGTATTGGAAACACCGACGTTAACTACAATAGAGTTGTTATCGGGAACTGCCTGAACTGGGAACTGGAAAGTAGATGCCTGAGTATGAACTGCAGGGAACTTACCAGTAATTGTCTGAGAAGAACTTGCAGTACCAACATTAACCGTGATGGTAGTAGTTGTTGCAGCAGTAATCGACAGAGCAGTATTGTATGCGGGATCGGGAGAACCATCACCAGCAGTTGCTCTTGGATATGCGTGGTCGGTTAGGTAACCGTCCATGGAACACTTGAAGACCAGACCTTCGGTAAGAAGTTTGACCGATGTACCAACATCAAGTTGATGAACACCGACATCCATTACGATATCGCCAGTTACCTGGTTATATGTTGCACCACCAACTTGGAAGTTGACGATAGGAGAAGGTCCAACGTTAACTGTGAAAGTGTTTGCAGTAATTGCGTTGATTGAGAGGTTGACGCCGTATGCGGGGTCAGTTGTTCTTGGATATGTCTTATTAGAACTACCACCGTCCATCTGACAAGTGAATGTCATTGAGTTGGCATCGAAGCTGATGGTGTCACTAATCGATAGACCGTGAGAACCAACAGTGATCTCCAATTCACCACTAGTTGCGGTATAAACAGCGTTTGTTGGAGTTAACTGGGATCCAGAAAGAGTTCCTGTTACAACGTTAACTGCACCCGAAGTAGCAGCCACAAAGTTATGAATGTAGTCACCACCAGTGATGAGGGCATCCTCTTCTGCACTGGAGAACTGGTGATCAAAGTTTGCATTACCAGTGAATGAAATACCAAGATTTCTCAATCTAACAGTAGCACCAATTCCAATTTCTGGAGCAGCACCAAGACCAATAGCAGTAATAGTTGCAAGACCAACAGCCTTGTTATAGGTCATGCCCAAGATGTTGAAGACATTACCACCAGACAGACATTCAAATTCAATCTCAGCCAACTGAACAAACGTACCAACGTTTGCTAGACCGTGACCAGGAGATGTGATAGTTGCAACACCAGTTGAGGCAGTATACTGGAAGTCAGTGATATTGTTATCAGGACGTGCAGCAGCACAAGCCGCCTTAATTGTCTTAAATGCGAGGTTAGGTGCAAGACCGTTGTTGGCATCTAGTCCATCTTCGGAGTCAACATAATAGATTCTTGTCTGGTTACCAACAATTTCGTATCCAGGAACTCCATCACTTTGAACTGCAAGTGCATAACCAGTAGAACCAATACCGATTCTAGCAGGACCACCGTTATAAGTAAGAATATCACCCTTAGCATTAAGAGCAGCAGATGAGTCACCAGCAGCTAATGTTTCCCAGTATGTTCCTACACCAGCAATTGGATTAATATTTACGAAAGAAGCACCAACTGAGACATATGAGTTAGATCCATATCTAACGACATGACCTGGATGATATGCGAATGTTGTGGAGAAATTACCAACAAAGCTAATGCCTTTGACCAGAAGATCCCAGACAATGTTACCATTATACTGAGCATCTCCAACAGTTCCTAGTCCAGCTTGAGTAGGAGAAACATTGGTAGTAATACCAAGTTTGTGGCGATATGTATTACCACCAAACAGAATCATGTCACCTCTATAATAGGTGCCTTCCGTATATGTTACTGCAGAACCAGCAAGACCATCGGAAAGGATATTCCACTTGCTACCTGTTCCTAAACCGATGTATTCTGGTGGGTTAAATCCAGCAGAAGAAGTAGTAATTGCAACATAGGAAGACCCGTTGTAATTAACAACGTCCCCTTGTTGATACTCTTCGGTGTTTTGCCACTCACCTTCTGCATTAAAACCTGCTACATACTGAACAACCTTCGTCTCATCGATAAATGTACCGACAGAAGTATGTGCAACTGTAACACGATATACTACGTTACCGAAGGTGACGAGATCGTTTATTCGGTAATACGTATCTGCTGACCAACTACCCCTGTTCTCTAGACCCTCAATATGAAGATTCCAATTACCGAGATCGGTGTAGAAGTTAGCAGTGCTTCCAGTGGAAGTGTGGTTTGCGACCGCTACATAAGTATTGCCACCAAACTTGGCGATATCGTCAATCAGGTAAGATTTGGAAGGTGTCCAATTACCCGTCCAGTTGAATTTTACTCTTCCAAGTCTAAACTCAGCCATTGTTTCTCCTTTTAATTATTATTTTGGTCCGATAGAGTTGTAATCATAATCTGGTCCATTGAACCTGATGACGAAAAAACCATCATCATCTATGTAATAGTAGAGGTTCCTTCTATCAAAGCGGATCTGTTGATATTTATCATTCGGATCATCTAAAGATTTTTTATCCGTAGCGATGTCATTACGAATGACTGACGTTTTACCAACACCAACATCATAAGTACCATAATCAACACCGTCACCAAATTCTGGAATTGCAGTTCCATCAGTCCGATAAAACTCACCCAATTCCGTAGATGCAGCACTAACTTTAGAGAAGTACAGCATATTCTCCGCATCTCGTCTTAATGCGTATACAAAAAATCCAGATGATTCTGATGGTAAAAATTCACCAGAAATTGAATTACTTAGGGTTAGTGCCATGTTTAACTGCCTCTATTGTTGAACACTTTCCAAAGACTTCCATTCCAAATGAATGTTACAGACGCCCCAGATACATCCATAATAAAAGGTGAACTTTCTCTTACGAGGTGACCGTTCTCAAAAGACTTATCCGAAATAATGTTTACTGGATTGATACTCATGAAATTACCAAAATCCTCAATCCAAACCCAGTCACCAACTGCACGAGGAGTTGGTAGGGTAACGCTCAATCCTGTAGGACTATATGTGGAGTCAACCGTATATTTCTGGTTAGTACCAGTGGTAGTATCTCCAGCAACATAAATCCATCTTGATCTTGAAAGTTCAAAACCACCAGGAGTTACACCGTCATGGACAACAGCAACATTTTTATCCGTATCAACAGTAATTTCAGCAAGGGCCCCAGTGAAGTTAAAGTGTTCAGCTGTGGTTCCCTTTCTAAATTGAACCTGTTTTGTCATGATTCAGAACTCATGAAAGGTATGCTTCTGATTTATTTATAAAGTTAAATGATAGTAACGTATACACGAGCTGGTTCAAACGCAATTGTTTCCGTAAATGAGGCTCCGAAGAAGTTGGCAACACCGATACCGACGTATGTTGTTCTCGCAAATGCTTCGTCTTTTGTACCAAATCCGAAGAGAGAACCAGAACCAACAACTTCTGGGAAAGTCCTCTTGACGGAAACTCCTCCAGTAAAGTATACAACTCCCGTGCCTGTGTAATGTGGAGTGTAATCGACTTCTGGATGAACAAGAGGTGTATTGGAGAATGTAAATGTTCCTGATGTACCAGGATCTTTGTCGTCTCCATAATATCCAAATACCTGTATTGGTTTTGTAATACCAACACCAGAAATTGTAGTAATTCCAGATGTGCCTGGATCCCTGTCGTCTCCGTAGTATCCATAAACTTGATTGAGTGCCGTTTCGGCACTTCCGTCGATGGAGAAGAGGATCGTATCTTCGCCTGCACCACTGACAAATTTCTCTGTTGCAGAACCAGATATTGGAAGAGTTCCTTTTCCGACGATCTTGAGATCGACCTTGACGATAGATTCGCCAACGAAAGTGAGATCTCCAAATCCAACCTCTGCGGGAGTATAGTCAATCTGTGGGTGAGTGAGTTCACCAACAATTGTGATAGTTCCAGATGTACCAGGATCTCTATCATCTCCGTAGTAACCGTAGACCTGAATTTCTTTGGTTTTCGCAATTCCTTCGATATCGAAGAGAGCCGTAGTGGTATCCGAAGGAATAACAATCGATTCCGCACCACTGGAGAAGAGACTGAACGTGCCTCCAGTTGCGATAGTAAGAGTAATTCCAGTAACAACTTTTTCTGTGTTGAAGATGGAAATCGTTCCACCAGTCTCGTTGTCCAGGGAGACTCTTTCTCGTATATCTCCAGAAACTGTAAAGAGGACTGTACTTTCTGGAGTCTGGAAAGAACTTGGAGCATCTGTTGTTCCAGATGCAGTAAGTAATCCAGATCCAATATAATCGAAGGTTCTTCTTTCGTATAGAGCAGAGAACTTGAAGAGTTCTCCCGTTCCAATTTCTCTGAATGTTGCAGCGAGATCGGAATATGCTCCAGAGAAGTATGCAGTTCCAACACCAACATAATCTTTGAGGGATCTGATTTCGATTCCTTGCTGAGCAGGAGTAATCGAAATGACTCCAGTCGTTCCAGCTCCAGGATCTCTGTCGTCCCCATAATATCCAAATACCTGAATTGGACGAGTCGGGGAGACACCCTTGAAGGTGACTTGACCAGGACCACCAAAGATTGTTCCAGGAGAATAACTTTCGGAAAGACCAGTCTCTCTTCCAGAACTGATTCCCTGAGCCGCGGTATGAATACCGAGAATATAGATAGTACCATCGGTAAAGATTGGTGCATTGGTACGACCAATAGCCTTACCACTAAGAGTAAGAACACCTTGTCCTTTATAATCGGGAAGATATCTGGTAGTGACGATACCAGGACCAGTACCATCTTCATTGAGACCACCACCACTCGCAAGTGTAAATGCGGTCTCAATACCAATATTTCTCTCAATACCATAATGTGGAGTGAAGTCGATGTCTGGATGATATAGTTCTCCAAACAGACGTTGAGTTGCCTTTGTTGTTTGACAAGCAAAGGAAAGTCCAGGTCGAACATCTGCTCCACTGAATACATGTAGATAAGTTCCTTCTGGAGGATCCATGGAGGATCTTTCCAATGCAGAACCAGAGAAGGAAAGAATGCCAGTTCCAATCTCGACAAACCTGACACTCTCGACTCCAATACCAGAGAGATATACAGTTCCAATTCCAACTTCGGCAAAGGTGACCGATTCGTCTTCGGCTGCACCAGAAACTGCGAAGAGAATTGTATCTTCTGGAGTCTGAGCAATAAACTTCTCTGGGGAAGTAGTACCAATAAAGTCGAATAGGACGGTATTGCCATCCGAGGTAATAAATCTTTCTTCCGCAGTACCAGAAGGAATAATAGTACCAGAACCATTCCATTGAGGAATAAATCTGGTGATCGTAAGAGTTGGAGGTTGCTCAATATCAACCTGACCAAACGGTACTCTTGTTAGAGAATCGGTAGTAGCATTGATGAATCCAAAGTCATCGTAACCTTGGTTGATATCCTGATCAATAAATCCAGTGTAATTTGGATATAGGTATTGATCATATGCTGGACCACCTGGAATTGGATTTCCTTCGGTGAGAGTACCAAGATCTTCAGATACGACAGTAGTTCCAAAGTTGACAGGGAACGATTCTGTTTTGTCGAAACTTGGAAGAATACTTGTTCCACCAGTGCTCTGGTCATAAGTTAGACCGTCACTACTGAACAGTACATCTTGGTCATAAGTGTTCGTCTCATCATCATAGGTTTCAACATCAGATGCAGCACCAGAGAAGTTGAGACCCATCCCATATGCAGCTGCATTGAGAATTGATCCATAATCTTCATCTTGAGGACCATAGTAGATTGAGGATTCATTGTAACTCTTAACGAAGTCCTCATTAACAAGTCCACCACCAATTGTGGTGAGAACAAGATCCATATCAGGATCAATGATCCTGAGGTATGTCTGGAACTCTTCTCTACCTGTACGGAGTGTAGCACTACCAACACCAGTAACAGTAGGACTGAATACAATATCTGCAGTTCCGCCAACATATACATCACCTGCTGGAGAGGGTGCAACTGATCTTGCTTCTGCGGAACCAGATAGGAAAGTGAAGTTTCCATCAGTTCCTTGAGGTTCAATGAATGGAGTGACCGACTCACTCGCAGAACCACTAAGAGTAAGTTCACCTTCGAGACCGAATACTGTACTTTGTGGAGCCTGACTGAACCAGTTGTAACCAAAGATATTGATACCAGCCTTGTAGGTGGCAATACCAGTAATACCAGAAGATTCGTATCCGAACGTTCTTTCCAGACTGGAATCTTCGGAAATTCTGAAGGTTGCAATTCCAGTAAATCCAAGTGTCTGTTTGGTGAGCGAAGACTCTCCAACAGAGAATGTATCTGTACTTGGATAATGTTGACCACCAATCTGAACGTAATTGAATGGAGAAAGAATATCTCCAAATACGATAGAAGTAGTTGCAACTTCTCGGATATAACCCCAATCTTCAAACTCGGTAGCCGAGTTAACAATAAGACCCCAATCTTCGTCTGGGAGAACAATATCTCCTCTTGCAGATCTAAAGTGTGGAGTGAATCTTGCACTCAGTGGATTGCCAGCATCTCCACCGATATCGAATAGACTTACATTGCCATCTGCAAATGTTCTTTCGAGATTCGATGCTGCACCAGATACAACCAGAGTTGCCGTAGATGTAGGTGGAGTATCAGAAAGAAGTACAGATCCAAATCCAATTGGTCTGATGGTGACCTTACGTTCCCCAGCCTGCCAAATAATCTTATCGTTAGCAGAACCAACTTGATTGAAGAGTACTGTATTATCAACAGTTGCAGGAACAAATCTTTCGACACAAGATCCACTGAAGGAAATTTCTCCTTCGAGACCGAATATTGTACTTTGTGGAGCCTGACTGAAGAAGTTCTCTCCAATAACATTGAATCCACCAGAACCTGCATATCCAAATATCTGATCGACATCTTTTTCTGGATCGAGTTCTCCAAGTGCAAATAGAGATCCAGTACCAAAATATGCGAATGGGATAGATTCTGATGCACTGATACCAGTTGCCTGGTAATCGTGCATGAACAATCCACCACCGAGTTTTCTCTCAATGACTCCGTTATTTTCAACATCAATTGGGAATGTTTGACGAAGATCATATGTGATGCTAGTAACACCATAATGATCCCAGTTGGCATTATTACTTGAATTATCTTGTCTGAGTCTATAGAAGTAATTACCTCTGTTTTGTGCAGTGAGAGGAATTGATACTTCTTTTAAGGAATTAAATGTAGTATCGTTATATGCACAAACAGTAGAAATTCTTATCCAACTACTTCCAGTCCATCTATCGAGATATAGACTTTCTTGAGTCTCGTCTGGATCTTCACCACCATTCGTATCACTACCCCTAATGACAGATAATTTAATGTAATCGGAGTTTGTGGTGTCAAATCTCCAATAGAATTCTCTTGATCCATTACCAGTGCCAAATTTAACATGTCTACCGATGTCAAATCCACCAGTAGGACCAATACCACTACCACTACCTTGGATCTGTGTTCTCTGATAGTTGACTTGGTAATCAACCAAATCATCTGGCAGAATGTCAACAGGAAGATCTTTCTGTTGAGTATTTACAGTGATATCACCTAAATTCTCATATTCAAGTTGATCATCATCACTAAAGGATCTATCCTTGTTCGTAGTGATGATTCTATCGAAGGTTAGATCTTCCGCATCGGAGAACTTACCACCTGATGTATTGAATACGAATCCGTAGTTTTCGGCATCAAATTTGGTGTCTGGATCCAGACTATAGTCATAAATGACACGAGTAGGCGCAACGCCTTTGACTTTCGCGACATTTTTAATGACAGCGATAAAGTCGTCTGGAAATAATGTACCGTTATATCCACTGAGGGTAAGAGTACCTGTAGCGTCCCAAGGATATCGGTTAAATTTGGCTGTCTCCCCTTTATCTGAAAGTTGAGCGAGTATACCAGATCCGACTGTGACAAATGTATTCGATTCTTTTGCTTGTCCGTATATGGACGGAGATGGTCCTGCGGCACCCAAGTCTGGGATGACAAGTCTTTCCAGACCTCCACCGATCTCAAAGAGGGTCCCAGACCCTCTCCAGGGGGTTACATACGATACTTCTGCAATATCTTCTATGCGGAATAATCCAGAACCAGGAATAGCTGGAGAAATTAGTGGTAATGCGTTTCCACCAACATCAAACTTACCAAATGGTAAGACATCCGCTAGGTCTGTAATTAATCCAAAATACCAAGGATTGAAATTATCTGCACCGCGATCATCGTCAGCAGTGTCTGAAATGTTGCCATAGTCAGCCGTACTCGTTACGGAAGTGGTTACCAAACCCTTATCTTCCGAAACGAATATATCTACCTTATTGGTATCGTAGACATAAACGGCCATAGTTTAATTCTTATCATTTGATGAAAAAGGGGACTGCCTTGATAATAAAGCAATCCCCACCATGACAAATATTCTATTTTATATATGAATCAGTCAAGTGCGACGTTCAGGGTGATTTTAATTTGGTCACCGTTGTTCTGAATGTTGTATGGACCATTCGTGAATCTCTCAGCGTACATGATGCTGGAGTACAGGGTCGCAGTATTCAGTCCAAGAACACCGTTGGATGTTGCGGTTAGAGACGGTGTGGTTACGAACTCGTCAGCGTTTTGTACGTCAAAGACGGTATAAACATTAGATTCAAGAGTTGTATTACCTGCACCAGCAGCAACGTAAAGGATATCTCCTCGTTGAAGACCGTGGTTGACAATAGCAATCTTACCGAAACTAAAGGTAACTGATGGATCAGTTGCAACCTGAATGTTATCAATCAGTGGTTTGTCTAGATAGACAACTTGCAATGCTCGATCGAGACCAATAATTCGCGTTCCAGTCTGAACACCCGCGTTACCAGCGACATACTGTCCAAGAGTTAGATCGTTGATGGAGACCTGTGGGTCAACAACGAAGTATCTGTTACCAACAACTCCAATACATGGATCAGTGTTGTTACCCTTGGTGACGGTTGTTCCGATACCCACACTAGCTGCGTGGTTAACACCCTGTACGGATACAGGCATGTTGTTTGCTCTGGTTACATAATAACCGTAGATATTACCAGCAGGTCCAGTAAAGGTGAAAGTCTGTTCGGGATAGGTTGCGGTTGTACCACTACCAACGTTCTTAATAACCCAGCGAGATCCATTTAGAAGCACACCGTACTGTGCGGTGTAGTCTTGGTCGATTCTATTATCGACGCAGACGGGGTAACCAGTATTTGCAGTAGTTCCGTAACCATTAACGTTTCCGTCAATATATGGTTCAAAATATGCAGTCTGGGAAGGAACATCACCCTCAGCAGGGGTGGTGTTACTCGTAAATAGTTTAAGAACGAGATTTCTTGGTGAGGTATCCTCCAAGTCTGCAACAAAGTTATTCTGAGCAATCAGATAACGGAGAGACTCAATTTCACCAATATTGGGAACTAGTAATGCCATCGAAAACAACTCCTCGTAAGGGTTAGACTTTAAGAACTATACTTATTTATAATTTTAATTTTAAAGAGATCAGCAACCTTCGCATGTTTGTTGAGCTGACTACTGAAAAATCTAATATATCACCAGCAACGATCGTCTTATCCCAATTATTTAGTACATCATCAACATACTTATTTTGGGTTTGTAGTTGAACTCGTTGATTATCAGTAATTGTTGTAAATGTAGGAAAATCTTGGAAGTTAGATTTCGATACCTCTAAAACAATATCTCCTGTTTGATCACTCAACACTTTGATCGATTCTATTGTTCCAGAAACATCGACAGTAACTTTGCCTTTGCTTCCTGGGGAGATAGCCTGAGATCCACTATCAATAACAAAATTAACTGATCTTGTCAGATCCGCAGTAGTTGCAAGAGCAATGATGAATACGTCATCACCAACAACTGGTGCAACTGAGAAAATAAGTTGATCACCAGCAATGGTGAAATCTTCTCCTGGTTCCATGACCAGATTGTTTTTACAAACAATCAGTTGTTGGTCATTTAATGGATTATATGTATCGCCACCACTATTTAACGAAAAAGTAACACCAATACCATTGAATTGACCATTAATGTCATCAATGATGAGGTTGGTGTTCTGAGTTGACTTCGATGGAATTTCGTAGTCAACTCCGACTGAATATGATCCAGGACTATTTAAATTTACTAAGTAATCAGTCATGATACTCCAGGTAACACTAAAACATTTCCTGCTATAGGTCTAGTCTTATAATTGTTTGGAGAAACAAGTACCAGATCATATACATATCTTCCTCCCTCCAAAGTTCCAGTAGAAGTTACCGCAAGGGCTACTTTTACGACACCATTGATTCTATTTGGGAAAGAGATAACAAAATTCGTGTATTTTGTCGCATCTGGGTGTTTTCTAATCTTCGCTAGAGCAGAGTACCCAGTCAAATTTAATGGCGAATTATTCGCATTCTTAATAGTAAAGGTTGCTTCAAAATCAACGTTTTGTTCAATGACTAAATTGACATTTCTAGCTGCCATTACACAAAAAGGAAGATTTTAGTTATTTATCCAATTTTTCCAGAAGGAGTTTCATCATGACCTTAAGTTCACTAACATCATTTTTTAATTCATCTATTTCTAATGATTTTTGAGCCGCAATTCTTTTTTGTTTGATATACGACTCATATGCACCATCATTGCAATTTATCACTGCTCCAGTCTCGTTATCTCGATATAGAGAGTGGCTACTTTCAACTTTTATTTTATCCATTAAATTGTAGCAATAACTCTGAAGTCTCTCAATCTTGGAACGTAAGCATAGTTACTTCCAGACATACAAACTTTAATTTGGAATGCATTGAACTGTGCAATATTTGAGACATTAAATTCATATGGATTAATATCATCATATCCATCAGATGCGGGAACGAACTTGTCGGGTAACCCATCATTTTTGGCAGGATCGATAATTCCACCAGAAAGATCTAGATTTTTATATCCAGGGAATAACTGGAATAGTTGATCTCCCGAAGGTGCATCAACACGGAATGCCCTGTAAAGAACTCTAATTTCATTTGTATGATGTCTATATGCATCAAACATAACTTTCAATCCATCTGCAGCCTTATCAAGATTAATAACCTGAGTTAAGTAAATGGCAGCATTTGGATCATTATCAATAGAATTCACTCGTTTATCAGTTGCATAGTTGTCAACTTTATTGTTGAGTCTATTCATAATGAAGACAGCACTTACTCTGTCCAAATCAATTTGCGGAGAAACAAATTCATCTTCAGTGTTAAGAGTAACTTCTATTGCAAATGATTTTCTTCCAGGATAATTCTCCAATCTAGTCAATTCATTTACTTTAGATGCAATAATTCTTGGTGAAGTAAATTCGTTATCACCTTCCAAGGAGATGGGTTGAAATCCCTGATCAATGAATGCTCCCAGGTTTCCATCTGGACTATCTCCACTAAATGTCCTACAAGATGCAGAAACACTGGTTCCATCTGGTTGTAAGATAGTGAAGTTTGGTCTCAATATATTGAAGGGAATATTTTGGGTAGCTCTTGGAACATTACCCGAACCAGTATTAGCGCCTTCCGCAATATAAGATCCAGCAGACTTGGTTTCATTCCAATATAATTCTGGTAATCCAGTAGCATTTCCAGGACTTCTATCAACACCTCTACTAGAAATACCAACCTTCAACCAATAAGAATCAACATCAATTGGATACTTAGTGATGTTTACTTCACCAAGATTATGCGAGGTATTAATTCTTCTCAATGAAATACCATTAAGTTCATACTTGAAAAGTAGATCATCTACAGAATAATTTCCAGAAGTAGTATCATCAACAGCTCTAGTGATACCAGTAACTGCACTGGAGGTCGTGGTGACTCCAGTATACTTGATAATTTCATCACCTAATTTCAAATATCCAGGATTATTTGAATCGACAGGAACATTTTCAAAACTAGTATAAACTCCAACATTGGTTACTGAAAGATTATCAGTCGAAGAAGAATTATATTTGGCAGTGAGTTTTTCTGGTTTTACATCAGTTTCCATATTTGAAAGTGTAACCATATCCAATGGGCTATACATTCCATGGTTACTATGTTTGACCATAAATGTCAGTCCATCACTGATACTGTCAACATATTGAATAGAAGTTGCGGAAATAATTGATGTCGATCCAGCACCTGTTGTAAAAACAACCGCAGAGGATGCATCAACACTTGGAACACCTTGAACTCTGTCAACAATTAGTGTATTAAAGGCACTAATAATACCCACTTCATTTTTAATAGAAAGTCGTAAATCGGAACCAAATCCACCAGTATTGATTGGATCTGCAGTCAATACATCACCAACAGAATATCCAGTGCCTCCAGCAGAAACAGTAGCAGAACTTACTAGATTAGATCCAACGACAATTGTTGCTTTTGCACCAGATCCATTTCCAGTCAAACTAACTAGAGGAACATCAGTATATGTTGGGGATCCATTTGCAAATCCACTTCCTGCACTCGTTAGGGCGAGAACACTTCCAATACCAACAGCACCAAGAACCTTGATAAGTTTTGCAGAGAAGTTTGCATTATTTTCTTGTCCAATGGTTGTACCCGCAACAAGACCAGCAACTTCATTAGAAGTCAAACTCTTACCAAGACCAATAACGGTATTATTGGATAACATATTAAGAGGATTATTACTCAGTGTAACAATTTGTTTGTTGCCAATGTCTAGATCAGGATTATAGAATTTAACAGTTCCACTTGTGGAACTAAATTGAGCCTGATAAAGATTGAACTTCAGATCCTCAAACTGACTTGGATCCCATGTAGCACCATTCTGGGATTTGAATAGTGAACCAAGAAGTGGTTGTTGGGAAACAATAATCTTCTCAGAGTCCGCGCTGTTTATAGTAGAAATATCCTCTTCGCCCATTCTAGAGATGAATACTGTGTATTCATTGGAAGCCGAAAGAAGAACCAAAGCATATGCATTTCCTCCTTGGCAATATACAGGAGAATCGAAGGTAAATGTTGTTGCTTTACTACCATCGTTTGAAGTAACAACTTCAGATGGATCAAGAACCTTTTCACCAAAAGGCAAAATTGATTGCGTAGGTAAACCTAGTTCCAGATCTCTGACTTGCAATGTTACGGGCAATTCGGAAGCATCCTTTGTTCTGAAGTAAATTTCACAACTAGTGAGGAAAACTCCGTTTTCATCTGGAACTTCAAACGACTGTGCAAGTGGGTCAACCCATCTTGTTTGTTTTTTCTTTCTATTTTTAAATTTAACTGTTGCTTTTAATCTAGTTCTGCTTCTGCTTACATCTTTAGATTCTGATGTGGGAACCCTTTCAACACTAGCATTACGAATTCGTAGAGTTGTTTCTTGAGTGTTATTGATTGTTCCCGTAGACATAAATGTCGTTTCCGCAGAACTATCAGTAAATCCCGAAATAGTCTGGTTACTTGAACTAGAAGTCAGTGTAAAAGTCTTACTACCAGTATTGAATACTTGTGAAGATGGTACAGTTGGATCGGGGATAAACAAAGATCCGATTACAACACCGGCTCTATCAGTGACAATTCTAATATCTTTAACTTTTGCAATAGCACCACTAGACTGACCAACTAAGGTCATACTCTTAGCAAGACATCCAAAGAATCCAGATGCAGATTGAAGTTCAAGAGACGCAGTGTCTACATTAAGTAACCCTGTAGTTGAGGAATATGATCCAGAGATACTATTATCAACATTATATGGATTGCTGGTATACGTCTGAGTCGGAACATTATACGGACCATACTTATGATTTTGTTGAGCCAATCTAAACTTAATACTCTTGTTTGTAGAGTTAGTTCCATTTCCAACAACAATTTCACCAACACCGAAGGTTCCACTTACCATTTCAATTTCAATAAGTTTTGGAACAATGAAGGCATTCATATCGATATTATCGAAGAATGCATAAAGTCTCGTATTTGGTTTTAGTCTCTTACAAACAAACTCAATATTCCTAGATCGCATCACAGCAGCAACATCGCTGGAAACGACCCTATTTCCTAAACTCTTCGAGTCAAATGACTCTTCCACTTTATATTGTATACCGTCTCTAGATTTAGTTCCAGTTTTAACAGTGGTTACTTCCCGAATCTTGGTAACCTTCTGCTTCCACCTTTTAGTAGTAGTAACGGGAATACCTCTACCACGTACAAACTTTCCTCTTTTTTTCTTCTTCTTCATAGAGCCTTTGACTCTCTTACTCTTCTTCAGGATAACAGGACCTTTGGTCCTAGTTTTACCAGTCCAAGTCGTTTCCCACGCACCCCACTGAATAGGAGATAATCCAGTATTACTATCTGTCCCACCAACCATTCCTTGCATGGCATCGTAGCTACCTTCCATATCTACGGTCATACTAGGAATTTTTCTAGTATCAATCCAAGTATCTGTTGCTGGATTCAATTCTAAAACTCCAATCCAATTTACAACATGGAATGGGTTTACATTTTCACTTCTAGTAGCAAACTTATTCTTAAGCCACTCTTTCTCAGTATATTTGAGAGTTACAATATCACCTTTCTTGACAACATTTGCATCTCCAAGATCACTTACGAATCTATAGTCCGCATCTGGAGTTGCCGAACCTGCAGCACTAGCACCAATAACAGCTTCAGATCCCAACAAAAGGTCTATTGATGTCGTATAGTGTTCGGGTCTTGCCTCTCCTTCTGCAGTGTCAATACTGCACCTATATTGACTATCAGAAACGGCTCCTCCACCCACTTTGGATCTAAAGTTATCAACAAAAAATCCAGATTTAAACTTATCAAGATTTGTAGTTGGATCTTTAATAGTCAAACTAGAAGTTTCCGTCTCTAGGAGAGAAAGACTTGTATAGTATTCTACATTAGTAAGTCTAGTATCAATATTAGCAATATCTCTCATTTGATATCGCTTGTGGGTAGCAACTTGAACCTCAATATCATCAACACTATAGAGATATGGAGGCATCTCAAGGGTAGCAATCTCTAGAGCATTATCTACACTATTTGGTACTTGTGGATCATATGAAGGAACTCCTTCTGCTCTGTTAAAAACTCCATCTTTTGTTAAGAAAATTTTATCAATTCTGCCCAAATAATAATCATAACTTAAGTTAATGTTTTTATTACTGGAAAATACGTGAGTAGTCGATGATGTGAGTGGATTGAATTCTCTAGACTTATATTCAAAAGGAGATAAAGTAGAAGCTACAGAAACAGCTCTAGGTCTCAGATCAATAATATCAGAGACTGGAATGTCACCAATATATGGAAGAGTATTACCATAAAGAGTAGCATCGTAAGAATCGACTGAAACAAGATCACCAGGATCAGAATTTTCAATAACAAAACTATCGTAGACGACCGTCAATCTCTTAGTTGGAGCATTTGCAGAATTTTTTCTTATAAGAGAAGAGAAATCTATATAATCTTCATTTTGACCAGGATCAAATTCAAAGTTATTCTTAATATCTCTGTCTCCAGAAAGAAAAGATTGTACGTTAGCACTAATATTAGAATCTTGAAAAATTACAGTTTCCCCACTTTGGAATACACTTTCGTTTTCGTAGATAAATGATGCTTCATTCGTTCCATTAGTTTCTACAAAAATTGCAGATGCCCCAGAGGTTTCTCCAACTATGGATTCACCTTTAAGTGCATTGGTGATAGATGCATTCAAATCCGTTAGGATAATTTTTGGAAGTTGTGGACTACTATTTGAAGAAGATTCAAAAACAGCAGCAACTCTTGCTACATCACAAATTCCTAGAGAAATTCTTTTATCTTGGACTCTAGTTCCATAAACCTCAGAGAATGTTAACCCATCATTTCCACTGGAATTTCCGATTCCAGAAGTATTTGTAGATGAATTGGAAATTTGAATAGTATTAGCTCTGCTGAATACTTTGTTTTTAGCTTTAGGATTTTTCTTCTTCCACGTTACGGTAAGAGTAGCGGCGCCATCTTCACTCATCTGAGAAAGAGTGACGGTCCTACCAGAAACTGTCAATTTTTGATCGGAAAGAGACTCAGTTGTTCCAGTAGAATCGAAGGATACGTTATAATCTTCGGCATCATAAGGTTCCAAAGTTAGACTTGAATCAGATTCTAATGTTGCACTATATGCACCAGAAGAAACTGCAATATAGTATGTTTTCTTGAAAATAATCTCAGCGTCGTTGAGATTTACAGAAGAAACGTTTGGTTCGGTAAGTTCTGCATATAAAGTATTACTTCCACTATTAAGAATTTCCAAAGTGACTTTATTCACGTCACTTGCAGTAATCTCACTAGTTGGAAGAGCACCTACGTTTACATTGGTTACGGTAGTAGTTGCTTCAACAATTATGCTTCTTGCATTAGTACCAATCTGTTTTACGACAGCATATGACGGTGTTGCAGTAGCTGCTTTACTATATGCGATCACATCACCAGTAGAAATACCACTTACTGCGCCAAAATTGGCATTAGGAGAAGTAATTGTAGATACACCCGCACTTTCAATACTAACTGTATATTCACTTCCAGGTTCTGCAAACCTAATTTTATTAGTCAGCTTAGTATCAGCAGTAAATGCTACTCCATCAGAAGATGCGATTTGATAGACATCTTGAATACCATAATCATCAAACTCAGTAATACTTCTATTAATTCGTTCTCCATTCACAAGAATTTCTTCATTATTTTGGAACTCTCCATTAACCTGATACAAAACCAGTTGATTACTCTTTGATGAAGCCGAAAATACAAATCCAGATGCACTACTATTCTGTCCCTCAATAAATGCAGGAACATTAATAGATGACTCGGCGTTTAATTGCAAATATGTAAAAGTTTGAATATCATACAACGATGCTCTAAAAGTAGTACCTTCATTTGCATATGCAGCATCTCTCAATCTAAAATCATAGAGTCTTGCAACACCAACATGAAGTCCACTAACAGATCCTGGGGTTGCAGTTCTAGATCCATAGAGATTTAAAAGTCCTTCTGTTCCAAGACCAACTGCAGGAGATCCATAAACGTTATTGACTTCAATAGTTCTGCCTACACTAAAAGGCAAAGCTTCATTGACAACATTTTCTGTTGTTCTTGGTTTAGGAATATCTAGTGTACTAGTATTCAGAGTCTCCACTTCATATCCACGAACATATGCCTTTCCAGGTCCAATTGAAAGAGATACTACATCCTTACTGGGAATATTTCCTTGTTGAGTAGTTTGATTGGAATAATATGCTCCATCATTACCAATCCTATCATTAAGTGTTTCCTTAACATTAATACCAAATGGAGTAATGTAGTAATCTCCAGACTCATCATATGTTCTTCTCGCTAACTCATCAGTAATTAAATCATATGTAGTGGTATTACTAAACTTCCGAATATCCCCTTCTTCAATCCTAAGCAATTCAATGAAATTTTCATCATTGAAATCGTTTAGAGACTTCTTAATAAGCTTTGTTGAAATTTTTAGTCGATCTGCACCAGGAGCTGCAAAGTTTGAAAATCCCCTAGCATTGTCATACAAATCGTTATATTCATCCGAAGCAGTTACAAGTTCTTCGGAAATGTCTAGACCAACTCTATAACTTGGTGCATCAGCATATTGATCTAGAATTACTGTAGAATCTGGTACATCTACAAAGAATCCACGAATGAAATATACACCATTGGCAAGTTTTGCAGCAGATCCTACGGCAGTAGAATTAGAAATAATTGCTGTAGCAAAACTAGTTCCCGTTCTAATACTAGAAAGGGTGTAGTCAATATCTTCTTGAGCGATTAAATTTTCACCATCGGTGAAAGTTGTACCAGAGAAATCGTTTTCACTAGCACCTTCATATTTAATGTATAACGTATAATTGCTTTTTTCGGACTCAGAATTCGTAATATAATCTTCAATCTTTGCTTTAACACCACTAGTTTCTCCCTTGATTCTCTTTCCTTTTAGGGAATTCAAATACAAAGAAACTGGAAGTCCTAAATGAGACTCATCAATCTGGACAGAGGTATACTCATCGTCATATGCAATTTGTCCAGGGATAACTACAGATCCCTCTTTAAACATATGCTTACCAAACTTCTCAATTTGGTTCTGCAGAATTGACTGTAGAGTAGTTAATTCCCTAGACTGAATTGGGAGTCCAGGCTTAAACAGAACCCTCTGATAATTATTAGACGCACTGAAATCATCAAAATATGGAGATGAATTTAAGTTGGTATTCTGTGGCATTTTTCTTTAGAACTCCAGAACAATCTTGATGTCTTCTTTCTGACTTGCAGATCTAGGAATAGGGGCTCTATTATCAATATAGATAATTTCGCCAGACTTAGTGTTGTATTCGGCAGACGCAATACCAGCAACAAAGTTAAGACCAAGTTGGTATGTCTTATTATTTATTGAGGTACTTACACCGTTAAAATCAGTATTTACTGATAGTAATGGTCCAGTGACAGTTTCCCCAGTAATTGTCAACCCAAATCCCGCATCAGGACTTGCCGAAAATGGAATAATCTTATATCCAGTTTCACTAGAAGCAAGACCCATTGGTTGGTAATATTTAAGAACTCCACTAATTTTATCCCAAGATGCGACATATCCAATAGCAGTGGAACCAACACCAACTGTCTGGGTAATTTCGGAGTCTACAGCATATGTTGTCGCTGTGGTGATACCACCCATCTTAATCCCTTTCAGTCCACTAACTTGAGAGGTCTCCAAAAGTTCAGTGTTACTGCCAAAGATTGTTGGATTTTTGATAACTCCAACTCTAGCAAAATCATTACCCTCAATAATATCTGGGTTAGTTTCAATAGTCTCGAATCTAGAATATAGAAGAGCTCTATATGCACCCAATTCTCTGTAGACATCATATCCATGTCCACCTTTTGGTGGAATAATTACACTAAAGTTACCAATAGAAGTAGTACCAATACCAGTATTAGTAAGGTTTTCTAGTGGTCCGCCTTCCTGACTTCCAGGAGCTCCTGGGAAGAATTGAATAGATCCATGAGTATATCCAGATCCGCCATCAGTAACGAATACCTCAGATACTTTACCAAAGGAATCAATGGTTACGGTTGCCTTACCACCAATACCATCACCCAAAATATCAACATTGGAGAATGATGTAGAAATTGGTTGGTAATTAGACCCTCTAGTGTCAATAACTACGACTTCAATTTTTCCATCAATAGAGTTATTTCTGGTTGCTACAGATTCACCTCGCATCCCCCAGTCCTCGGGAACTGGAATATATTCAATACTATCAAACTTTACAATTTCAGATGGTTTTATAGTATACAAATATTTCCAAACATAACCGTCACCAGAAGTACCTGCGGCTCTTGATTCCAAATCAATAAAAGTTGGTTGATCATACGATGGTCTACCACTTGGGTTTTCTGGATCAGATCCATTTTGAAGACAAATGTAGACCTTTAGATCTTCATTAACAACATAGTAATTTGATTCATACAAATTACCCTGTTTTGTAATTGGGGTTGTATTGTAAATTGTATAGTCATGTCGATACATTTCATAAGTTGTACCAGCAATCCATTCGACTTTACGGACTAATCTACGGACATCTTTGTCCGTAATTTTCTTCATTGCAATAATAGATTCCTTGATTTGATGTTCTTCAAAGAACCCATCCAATGGAGCGGGAGTATTGGTAGACCAGTCACTTGTTCCACCAGCCTCTTCCTCAAAAGCATTGGGTAACCCAATGAATGCATAATATTTGTTTACGGTAGACCCAACGCCAACGAAACTCTTTACAAAGGTTTCGGCGTTTAGAATTCTAAACTGTTCCGATATAATGGCAGGCATTTTGATGAAAACTAGACGTTTTTTCTTTTAGTATTTAGTGGTTAAGATAAAGGTTGAATTCTAGTAACCACAGCAGCAGTTGATAATCCAGTCGATCCATTGTCTGAATTAACAAAGAATTGTTTGGGACTTCCACCAGCTCTATTTTGATAGTTGTTAATTTTACCCCAAGTATATTTACCATAAAATGGTTTATAGTCAAATTCATTGTCTAAGAAATATGGTCCATTTGGATCGAGACCGACCTCAATGTCAATAGACGAAAATGGTTTGGGCACGAAAGCGCATGTTACTGTAACTAGTCCAGACACAACATCAACAGGCGTTACTTTTTCAACAAAGAATCTTCCCTGTAGATGTTCTCCTGCGGGAATTTCTGATGTCTTGTTAAGTGGGAAGTTTAAATATCCGCCAATAGAAGTGGTGATGCCAGTTAATGCATGACCAACTACCAATGGACTATCATAGATGATAAAGTAATCACCCGCAGATAGTTCCGAATAATTTACGCCCAATGTATTCAATGAAGAATATCCATATCCAAGGTTAGTATTATCATAAAAATCAGATTTAAGTACAAAATCTATAGTAGGTGGAGTACTAAATCCAATTCCAGGTCGATTAGTATTTACACCAACAATAACACCAAAGTCACCAACGGCATCTATAGAGAGAAGTTTTTCACTTACTGTACGATCTGTTTCAATAATCACTGGTGGGCTTGATCCCACTGCATATCCAAATCCACCATTTTCGACAGTGACACTAGTAACAATACCATTGGTAACGGAAGATCTTGCAGTAGCTCTATTAATAATTGGATCTGCATAGAAAGCAGTTGATCCAGATCCAACCGCAATAGTTCTTCCATTGATACCATAATCAGTTTTAATTAAGTCAGAAAGTACTTGAGAGTGATCGATATCTCGTAGAGTCCAATTGGACAAATCGAATGAGTAATGTAAATTTCCAGAGGTATCAATTCCGACATAGAATCCATCTTGATACCTAATTCTATCAAAGTCAAATGTAGCTGGATTTGTAGCATTTGGATCACTGTAAATCATCCAGAAGTTTTTGTCAGATGAAATGCCGATAAGTCCGCCGTCACCAACAAAGACAAATTTATCCCCATCAAATACAATATCCGTAATATTCTTTGGAGTATTACTGGATAATGGAGTCCAAACTAAACCTTCATTTGAGGAAAGGAGCATTCCACCATTTCCCGCAACAATAAATTCACCCATTCCATATGCGATTGAATTTAGATCTTCTAGAGTTCTAGAATAACGACTATACATCGTTGTAGTTCCAATACCAACTCCAGTGAAAATAGATCCACCAGTTCCCACAGTAACCCAAGCATCTCTGGTTGGTTCAAAGATAATTTTATTGAAAGTTCCCTCATATTCTGATGCAAAATCCAACGTGGACTGAATTGCAGGAATTTGTCGTTGTTCAATCAATTGAACTTCTTGCCAATCAGTGAAAGTATTACCAACAGAGACTCCCTTAACAACCTTGGAGTATTCCCCAGAGGCTCTTACATAGTTTATTGGAGATGAAGTTGATTTGCCAAGTGCGACGGTATTCATCGTAATCGTTCCACCAAATCCAACGGTTCCCCTTTCCCAGAAAGTTCCACTCTTTGTATTGATGTATTTACTACTTGTCCCAACAGCAATTACTTGATCACCATAAGCCAATTCTTTCCAATCATACAATCCTGGTCCAAATCCAGTGATAATATCATCAAAACTCCAATCAGAAATTGGATCCTTTCTCGTAATCAAAGAAGAAGAAATAGTTACACCTGGTGACGTGAGAGCATATCCAACTCCACTATCTGAAATAGAAATACTAGAAACACTAGAAGAAGTAGCAACTTGAGATGTACTAATTGCTGTCCTAATCTCTCGGTCATCCATTATCAAGATATTTCTTTCTGACTGAGTTACCAAATCAATATCCGAGAAGATTGGGAATGCATTTTCCACATATATTTCTCTATCACTTTCACCAACATTTCTGATAATTCTAGTGGTTGGTGTAGTTCTAGACTTCAAACTTGGTCTAGCCTTAGAAATTAAGGTTCCTGAGAGAATCTTATCTCTTCTTTGTTTCTTCCATGTCAATGGTCTTTCTGCAGTTGGAGCAGTATCAATACCAACGCTCTTATATGCAAATGTTTCAAGAATATCAGAAGCAACGATTCTCTTAGCTTGTCTTGGGAATTGATCTAGATCGAATAGATTTAGTTTATTCTCTTTAATAGTTACAGTATCACCTGCTTTAACAGTCAGAGGTGGATTAATTGTCTCCACATCTCTCTTAGATCCTCGGAAGTAGAATACAGAACACTTGGATCCAGATTTGGGAGATTCACTAAAAATAATTCTACTTCCTTTGAAAATATAAGATTCTCCAGGAACTTGTAGAATATCATTAATGTAAATGAATATATTATTACTAATATCCATATCACTTCCAGGAAGTGTCTTCAAACTTAGAATTTCTGTTTCTCCACCAGTAGTTACAGATAAGGTAAATTTACTTCTAAGTCCATTAAAGAACTGACTAATATCATCGAAAAGAATAAATTGTCCAGGATAGAATCCAGAGAACTTATCATTGCTCAACTCAATAACTTTAAGAGTAAATTCTGTATGCACTCCAACCCTTGGGTCTGTGGAAATTCCACTAACGGTTAAGATGTCGTCTACTTTAAATGCAACTCCTTCTTCAGTAATTTGATATTCTTGTATTTCTCCATCAGCATTAATTCTGAAGTCAACTACAGCATTAGTTCCAATACCAGTAGATCCTTCAGCATATATCAAATCCCTATTAAAATACGGATCTGGTGCAGTAATTTCAATACGAACTGGTTTGTGAACTCTTCCTGGAGTTGCGTAGTAATTTCTCTCGGTTATAATCCCACTATTAGAACGGAAAGTTGCTCCTGTTAATCTTTCACCAACATATAGTCCATCATACCCCTCGTCCAACGAATCTGCAAATCTCTGTGCTCTAGAGACTGTACCACCTCTATTATAGTTGTGTGGTGTTGTAGAAGGACCAACTTGAACACTAAATGTAGTTGCTCCACCAACTTTTTGAACAAGAGCGCCAGAGAAAGAGAAATCCATTCCACTGGTAGAGTTATTTTGTTCTCTAGGAGCAACAATGGATCCTTGAATAGTTCCACCACCAACATAGTATGATGGTGTTGTGGAGGGACCAACATTGATTCTAACGTTTGTAGTGTTCAATACAGATGCAATACCTGCAGAGATCCAATATGGATCGCCTTTTTGAGGATATCTATGTTCTGTAGAGTTACCGTCTTTGGTACATGTGAAGATCAAAGACTCTGGTTGGATTCGTACAGGTTTGCCAGCGAATAACGTATGTCCTGTACCAACTGTCAACTCAATAATCCCAGTATCTGGAACATAGTTAGCACCACTAACATCCCAGAAATAACTTGTAGTTGGACCAACATTTACCGTAAACGTATCATCGGTTTTAGCGTCAACAACAACTCTAGTATCAGAATAGGGGTCGGTTGATCTTGGATAAGTATGAACTGTGGAGTGGTCATCCATTCCACAAGTAAAACTCATAGTATTATCAGTAAATTTGAAGGATCTACCAACTCTAAGTCCATGATTAGGACAGGTTACTGTTAGAATTCCAATGGAAGCCGTATATTCTGCATTAGTGGCTGATCTAAAAGTATGTGTTGATACCCCAACATTAATATCAAAGGTATTCGTAGAATATCCGACAATAGTGGCAGATGCCCCTGATATAGGGTCAGTTGACCTTGGATAACTATGTTGAGTTTGATTATTATCGAGATCGCAAGTAAATACGAGCGATCCATCCTGAATCAATACATTACCAGTTGCGGTTGTTAGTCCATGAGCGGTATTACCCGTTCCCACCAACATAATACCAGTCTTGGGATTGTATGTTGCGTTAGTAATTTGAATATATGAGTTGGTAGATGTCCCAACATTAACCTCATACGTATTTGTCGTTACATTACTGATTGTAAGTGCAATTCCAGATGCTGGGTCTGTGGGTCTTGGGTAAGGGTGTTCCGTTGCATTCCCGTCCAAACTACAAGTAAATACCAAAGAGTTATCAGTAAATCTGGCAAAATCACCATTAACATATCCATGACTTGGTGCAGTGACTGTCAGAATACCAGAAGTTGCATTGTATTGTGCTCCTGTAGCTGGAAAATACTGCAATGGGGAAGCCCCAACAGGAATAGTAAATGTATCATCAGTATGGGTTGTAATTGCAACACTATTAGTAGTAGAAGCATATCCACCACCAGCTGGGTCAGTAAGTCTTGGATAAGTGTGTTGAGTCTGATTATCATCTAATTCACAAGTAAATGTAAACGAATTATCAGTCAACTTAATAGTTTCGCCCTTAACATGTCCATGATTTGGAACAGTAATTATTATTTCACCAATATCTGGATCATATACCGCATTAGTTGGTTGTTGGTAAACAATAGGAGTAGCTCCAACATTGACCGTAATCGTAGTTGCATTGACAACACTAGCAACTGGAATATCTGATCTATTATGAACAGGATCTCTACGTCTAGGATATAAATGTTCAGTTGCATTGCCATCCATATCGCATGTGAATGTCAACGATCCTGTTGCAATACCAACCGTATCATTTGTAGTTAGGAAATGTGGTTGGTTAAATTGAAGTGTCAATACTCCCGTAGATGGAATATACCCCACTGTAGTTGGAGTTAGGAATGGTCCAGCCCAAGTGTATTTTGCAATAGCACCACCATTATTACTATCAGGAACAAACGTATATGTGTAATCACCACCAGTGATAACAGCAGTAGCTCCTGCACTAACAAATGTATGTGGATATCCACCACCTCTCCAGAGTGCAGTAGATCCAGAACTTACAAAAGTATGATCATAGTCACCACCAACAACAATAGCTTCAGATGTTGCACTGACAAAGTTATAATCATATTCTCCACCAAGAATAATGGAACTAGAAGCGGACCCAACAAAACTGTGTGCATAGTCACCACCAGAAACTACAGATCCTGTTTTTGCAGATGCAAACGTGTGTGGATATGACTCATTTCTTGGAGACTTACCTACATCTAAAGTAATTGTTGTGTTTGTTGTCGAAGCAATAGAAATAGACTTTTGATATGATTCATCTCTATGTCTTGGATAATAGTGAATGGAAGCACCATTATCAATGTCACAAGTAAATCCAAGTCCACTGAGAACAACACTTCCCGCTTTACCACCTTCCGAATACCCATGAGGGGCAGCGGTAGTAATCGTCATAATGCCACTAATATTATCGTACTCTGCTGTAGTAATACCAATTGATGGAGAGTAATCACAAGTAAATGCAATTCCACTAACAATTACAAAATCATTTTTTGTAAAATTATGATTTCTTCTTGTAGTAATAGTTGCTACTCCACTAACATTATCATATTCAACATCAGAAAGTCTTAAGTCTACGGAACTAGTTGTAGTTTGGCCAACTCCACTGACAACAACAAAATCATCCGTTTTTAACCCATGACCCTTATATCGAGTAATGGTTCCAGTAAGAAGTTGTCCTGTATAGACTCCCACATTTCTTGTGAGATCATACATTTCTTCTGTGGCATCAATATTAATGTCAACATTATTTGGGACTGTAAATCCAAAATACTTCTTTAATCCTCTAGGGAAAGTAACAGGTCCATTAATGGTATCAAATACCAATCCTTCAAGTTTTACTGCATCGTCATCAGTAAGACCATGATTCTCACTAAATCTGACGGTCAAAATTCCAACAACAGGATCATACTCAGCAATACCAACATTTGTTGTAACTCCAATCTGTTCACCATGAGCAGTAAATGTTGTGATTCCTGATTCCTGCGTATTATCGCTGTATACGACCTTTGCGGCAGGAAAGTACCCAGTACCACCAGAGGTAAGGTTAATCGCTGTTACAATACCCGTCTGGTCTCTCTGAACGGCTCCACCAGTCACATAGTTATGTGGGAAAGTAGTAATTCCCAAGAATACCTCAAAAGTATCATCTGTTGGGGTATCAATAACATCAAAACCGATTATATTTCGTGCTTCCAGAATATTTGTGTCAACACCAGCCTGGACTGTACCAGCACTTACATACTGAAGGCCTTCAGTTGCAATACCAATGTTGATCTTAACTTCTTCAGTATTCCCAATAGAAACAATCGGATATGAATCTTCTCTTAGAGTGAAAGTACTAATACCATCAGTTACCTGAATTCCCCTAAGAGTTAAATGTCTAGACTGGTTGGCTCCAGTACCAATATAATGTCCACCATAAACACTAAGTGTAGCAATACCAGTAATGTAATCATATCCAAACTCATTAATATTTCTTATCGGAGATAGTGGAGTAAATGTAAATCCAGCGCCTGTAATTACAACTCGGTCCCCATCATATAGATCATGTGGAGCCGCAGTGGTAAAGGTTCCAATACCACTAAACATATCAAATACCGCCGTTGTAATTCCAACAGGAGTATCTACTTTGGTTCCAAGAACTGCAGTAGCAGATGCACCAATACCATTTGTAGCCCTAATACGAACATTGGGAGGATTTCTATATCCTTGTCCACCACCACGAAGTTGAACATAATCAACAGATCCAGAAGAATTTACACCAGCAACTGCTGCAGCTTCTACTGGAATATAATATCCACAACCAGTATCAATTCCAACCTTATCAAGTCTTCCCGCTCTAGGTACACCACTTAAAAAATTTAATTGATTGTCAGAAGCATTATTAAATGTAAAATCTAAGTTTGGAGTCTGAACAACATTATTGATAAGAATAAACGGATTATTATTAATCTCGACTCCAGTATTAACACTATTGAACAAAGAAGATACTATGCCCAGATTTTCTGTTACTCTAAAATTAGTTCCAGCAACTCCAGTAAATTCCAGTGAAATATCATCAAGAACTAAGTTTTTATCTTGAGGTTCAAATGCATCAAATTTTCTTGAGAATAATCTCCCATTAAAAGTGGATCCCGTTTCTAATCCTACTGGACCCCTTTTACCATAAGGAGCATCGATAAAAAAGATATCATCTTCAACAATATTATAGTCACCAACAAATACTGAAGATATACCACTTCCATGAATAGTAGAAATAGATCCAAAAGATCCTCTATCAACAACAACTTGGGATGAAGTAGTTGTTGAGAATACTGGGTAGTATCCAGCACCAGTGTTAAAAATGACTACTTCACTAATCGTACCAACCCCAGTAATGACTGGATAGAAAATACCTTCTACTATAGGAGTTTCGGTTCCTTCAATAATAATTTTGGGAGGATCTGCTTTAGTATAAGCATTTCCACCAGCAATTACTTCAATCCTCTCTACACCGTAAGAGGAGTTGAATACTGGTCTTAGAATAGCTCCCGATCCAGGTGTGGTTCTTGGCATTTATCTTATCAGCTAATATTAATGGAACTACTACAATAAACTCTTGTTAAACCAGAAGAATCTCTAATTATACTGAATGTCAAAATATCTTCACCTGGGGAAGCAGGTGGGGGGTTTCCTCCAACCCACCTAATACCACCAGCGATAGGTCCACCATTAATATTAACTGAATCACCATAGGTGTATCCAACACCAGAATTGATAACAAGAGTTGCTGTAGTCGCCTTACTATTTAATGCAGTAACATTAGTGAAGTCCCAGGTCGAAACCGAAGTAGTAATTCCACCAAGAACCACAGTCCCTTGAGAAAGATCAACAGTTAAAGTTCCTGCCGAAGAAACTACAATATTATCACCAAAATCATTTACTACTGTTTCAGTAATATCACTATTAAAGTTAGTTGTTCCATCAAGAGTAACAACTCCCTCTGCAGTTACATTTCCACGAATATCAAGTCTCTGGTTGGCAGATGGAACATTTGTACCAATACCTATATTGGAATCTTTTGTAATAACAAAAGTCTTTTCGGGAGTAATATCTTGGTCAGAAGCCCTAAAGGAAGGTCCATTTGATTTTGCAATCGCCCACAGTGCTGGTCTAGCATCTGAGAAAGATACAACTTCAAGTTGAGACGTTGGTATAGATGTTCCAATGCCGACCATACCGTCAGATCGTATTCGGAACATTGTAGCTGCAAAACCAACCTCAATTGGACCGTCAGTAATCGCTCCTGGTTGTTGAATGGTAATCTTACCAATGTCAGCATATGAAGATGTCAGGATACCCGATGTATTGATATCAATATCATCAGTTACATATCTTGCAGTCTGAGCATATGTAGATGTGGATGCGATACCCGCATTGGTAGAATACCCCGCAGTGGTAGCGTAAGAGACGAAACTAATAAGATTGGTTCCGTCTCCAAAGATATTATAAAGATCATCAAAATTACTGTTAATCTTTAGAGTTCCTGCCAGCAGGGTATCTCCAGTGCCATCATTAGGGGCAGTACCAGTATTAATGCCTTGCTTTGCCATTACTCAAATAGTTTTTCAGTTATTTATAGTCAATACGGAGGTCTATCATCGTAGGTTACAACAGTCTCATTAAACCTAGTGATAGTGGAGTTCACTCTATTGACATCATAGAAGAAATTATTATCTACAGTATTTTCAATTTCTGCTCTTCTACCTTGAACAAATGTTCCATCACCAATTTGTTTAACCTTCATAAATTCATCACCATACTTAATCACATCATTTGGTGCCAAAGACGTAATTCCAGTAGTAACGACAATACTTTGATCAAATATTCCAATTGGAGATCCAATGCCAACCTCAAGTTTTTTATTTCTAAGAGGACTTTGGATGATATTATCAATCAAGATTAATGCGTTTGTAGATGGGTCAGAAACGCTAAACTTATGAGTTCCAGTTCCATATCCAACAAAATCCAATGGCAATGAAGTGGATAGTCCACTAATCTTAAATGTAACATCATCAATTTTCTGAACAAAAACTCTCTCGGGAATAGATGTTCCACCCAGCTCTACTGGTGTGCAGAGAAGATCATCATTAGAACCACTACCACCAATATAAGTTCCAGCAATAGAAATTGTTTCCGTACTTACATATCCACTACCACCACTAACAACAATAATACTTTCAACATCAAGATTTGAATCTCTAGTAACGTCAAAACGTGCGCCAGTACCGCTTAAATCACTTGTTGATGGTACGTTAAGGTAAGTAGTAGTAACACCTGTTTGAGTACCAGTAATGCGTGATACGGGGAATGTTAGGTCGTTTGCAGGAGTAGTTCCACCCAAATGAGTACCAGCAATACTCACATTATCACCAACATAGTATCCACTACCACCCTGAGTCAAGGTAATATTCGTAGAAAGTGGTTGACCCGTACTTTGTTCATATGTAAATTTAACTTGGAATCTAGCCCCCGTTCCCCTAGTAGAAATGCCAGGAAGACCACCATCAGGACTTCCGAATCCATATACAACAAACACAACAATTGGACTTACTACAGTACCAACACCAGTAACAGTATGTTCTGGAATTTCTATGTTATATCCATTTTCAAACATTGCACCACTACCAGCCAATGCTGTTTCTACATTCATTACAATGTCTCTGAGACCAGCAACGTGAGATGTAGTAGCAATTCCAATTGGAGATCCACCTTCTAGACTATAATTTAATTCCTGACCTGTTTGGAAGTTATGATTAGGAATAGTAATGATGTTATCCACAAGATCAACAACTGAACTATCGGATGCATTGAAAGTTGCTTTAAATAATGGTTGACCATTAGCTTTCAGTTTAAATCCAATATTACCAACTAAAGTTCCTGTTCTATCGTGATCTCCATTGAAACCAGAAGAGATATCATCTATCAATAGAACTTTATTAGTCTTATTCAGAATGTAACTCTTAATAGGTCTACCTTCTGGGAAGAAAATTCTTTGAATACTTCCATCTGGAGCCATATCATCTTCAGTGACTAGAGCAAAGTTCTGTCTTTCTTGTAGATAAAGGTCACTATCAATATTAACTAAGAGATTTACCGAATTAGTAGCCGACTTAACCTTCATATTAGTGGTTGGTTGGCTAATAATCTCAAGATCACAAAATTCTCTAAATCCAGAAGGGTGAACAATAGATCTTACAGATTCCCTCCATGTATCATATGGAACTCTTCCTTTAATGGAATATGAAAACTTTTGATAGTAGAAGTTATCAGAAATTCTTTGACTAAACTCGTTAAGAATTCCAGTGGTATTATCATTTTTTGCGACTTTATCTCTACTAACTCCCAATGTACTTCTAACATTAAATCTATTAACAGCTTCAACTCTACCTATGATAGTGGACTGTTCTCCATAGATCTCATCTCCAACAGATAATACTCCAGAAGTATCAGAGAGTCTAAGTTGACTCAATCTAGGATCCCAACCACCTGGAGATACAAATCCTTCAAATTTCTTAGAAGTGATTTTTTCTTCAGATAAGAATTTGGCATCATTAATAAGACTCATTCTAAACTTTGCCATATCGTTAGAATTAACGACATAACCTAGTCCAAAATCATCATCGTAAGATCCCAAGGTTCCTGTATTAATTCCAGCAACACTATACGAAAGTGTAAAATTAGAAGTATTGACTCCAGTAACGGTGAAGAACTTAAAGTCAAAGTTTTCCGAGTTGAAATTAATCTCTCCCTCGAACAAAGAATCGGCTTTTAATCTACATCCTTCAATAAAAATAGAATCCCCAACTTTAAACGGAAACTCAATATCAGTAGTTCCATATCCCGTTCTGACTGGTTGATTGAACTGAGCATCAAGAAGTAATTCAATAGTTACGGTATTTCCAACATGAGTAATTTGATCAATGTCATATCCATTGGAGTTTTGTGTTGGGATAATACTCAAAGGTTCATCAAATTCAAAAGCATTTTGAAGAATGAATACTTTGTCTACAGCTCCACCATTAAGTCTAGATTGTAGATCAATTGTATCATTACCACGTATAATCAAGTTGGGTGGTTGAGAATAATTTCTACCTCCATCCAAAATCTCAATTTCATTAATTCTCTGAACCCCCGCAACGTCAATTACAGCTGGTACACTTAGGAATGGAATCAAAGTAGGATCTGTTGGATAATCAAATCCATCCTTAACTCTTTCTAGAGTATCAATTTTACCAATATTACTGGAAAGAATTTTGACCGTTGCATTCTTACCAGAAGAACTCACAAATCCGTTAGTAGATGGAATAATTCTGTATCCTCTACCAGAAAAGTTTGTTTTTGTAGAATAAACTGGACCGACAGCAGAGGTAGATGATGTTTCATAGAAAATTGTACTAACACCAAGTCTAGAAACATAAGTCTGTGTTTCTGATGGTATGCGATCAAGATTGTATGTAAATTCTTTATCACCCCTAACAGTAATTCTGTTCTCACCATTAACTACTATTTCATTAAGAGTGATGCTATTATTACCAATAACATCCTTGTCCGAAATAACACTTAGTTTTCTTTGGTCGGAAGGAACCACTGGAACTAAATTGTAAAAACTCTTAGTTGGATAATCTCTTTTACTGTCAACAATAATTGTAGCATCCGTGGTTCCAGATACACCATTTCTAGTAATAGCAAATCCACTCTCGTCAGTTCCTTGAACTTCCAAACTATTTCTATAATTGGCATCAGCATAAAATTCCAATCTCATGTCTTTTAAAGACACATCGGAAACATCAAAAATAAATTGATTACCTTCCGTGAAAGATAACGCTGGATTTACCTTAGCAATTTCATATGTACCAATATCAACAGAAGAAAATACAATTGAATTTGAATCTGCAATATCCGACTTATACTGAACAAGTTTGATAAATTGTGGATCTTCACGGAGAATAAAATATGTATTGTTATTTTCTAATCCACCAATAAGATTACCTTCAGACGCATAAAATACTACTTTATCTCCACTCTGAAATGTTTCATCTTCAATATCGATATCAGTATAATCTGCAGAAATACTAGTACTAGAGAAGCTTACCCTATCCGATGTAATCTTACCAATAAGAGGGTCAAATCTAAGTTTAATATTTTCCGACTGAGTTGGTGATGTATTGAATTTTACAATATCACCATTTTCCAATCCATGAGCAGTATCAGTGACAACATTAGTAAAATATCTTTGAACTCTTGCATTAATTCTGGGGAACTGAGTAGTAAGTGAATGAGCATATCCAATATTGTCTGCTATATCGAAGAAGTATAATGCATCTCCAATTGTAGTAAACCCAATAGTAGATATCCCAAGATAGTTTTGCCCAAAATTAACTGCATATACAATAGAGTCATCCCCTAATTTAACAGTTCCGATGCCCGAAGTAGATCCAATAGCTGTATTTGAAACAACTAGGGAAGTTCCAGCAGTACCAACATTGTATCGTAATGGTTGTCCAGTAGCAAGACGATGATCTGGGATAAAGATTCTTCTTTCAGGTACAAATCTAGTATCATAACTTTGTGTTAAAGCTGTTCCGATACCAGTATTAATGACATCGTAGATTCTGCCCGTAGAACCCACACCCACGGTGTTTTCGGGTGAGAAGTATATACTTCTGTTTGGTTGTACTGCATAAGTGAAGAATTGGTTATCAACTGTGGCAGCACTAAATCCAAACTCAACTGGTTTCAAGAAAACAGAGTTGTCCGAAACATGGTGTGTGATTGCAATGCCAACATAATTTTGACGATTGACTCTAAATCTCCTAAACTTATTATCAATTTCAGTAATAACCATAACTTCGGTTCCAACACCGATATGGTCACCAGGTTTAAACCCAACAGTATCTGTAACAGAAATAAAGGTTGTTATTCCTGTTACTCCAATATTAGGAATATATTCAGTAAGTCCTACACGACGTTTTGGTACAGTAATTTTTTGTTTGCCAAAAAATGGTGCAAACTTAGCAGTTGTTATTCCAGAAATATGGACTGATTCATTATCCAAGAAATCATGTGGAACTGTGGTTATTCCAATTACACTTCTGCCACTTATTCTAAGTTCAGTCCCGCTGTAAGTTGAAACTCCTACACTAATTTCACTAATATCCTTACCAAGAATAGTGTCAACAACAATACTGGCTCCAGATCCATCCGTTCCTTCGTTGTTAAGCGACAAGAGATCATTGACTTTATAATCAGAACCTCTACTAAAGATGCTAACAGATCCAATACCAGAAGTTTTTACTTTAGTTACAAAGAATTTCTGTTGATATGAATCATCTACCTTATCAATCAGATCATATTTGGAGTTTCCAAAAGACAAATAATATGGTCCAATATTTCTAGATAATTTTTCTTTAGAAATATCAAGATCTTGATTGAAGAATGTATTGAAATTATCTTGAACTGGAAGGTCTTTAAATTGGTCTCCAACAAGATATGGGAATTTGGGTTCAGCAACTCCACTAGAATCAACGTCAATGCTGAAAAAGTATGCATACGTTCCATCTGGAAACTGTGGCGTTACACAATATCTTCCGCCATGTTTGTCTAGACTTCCAGAATTATTAAACAAATAATCATTTGTAAAATAACCTAATGAATATGCTGGAGGTCGTATACCATTAAGATTTTGATTATTAAGAATATAACCACTATTCTGTCTAACTATTGAACCGCCAATTTGGTTCTCATAACCATATGGACCATAAATTGGATTACCATCATATGCCCATCCCAAAATAGGAGAATGAATAGCATTTTGTGATAATTCAAGATTGCCTACATCAATATTATCTCCAAGTTGATATCTCAACTTTCTGGGAGGATACATTGACACGGCTTGGAGTCCAAGATCTGGATTAGTAGTTGGTTTTAATATACACCCATCTTCTGGATTAATATTTTCAGCAGATCTCGTTACTTGGTTAATTTTCCATTCATGGACATCGGCAATAAACTTAGCTTCAGTACCTCTATTTCTAAGTTCTAAGGATACATCATTTTCATATCCAGTTCCGCCGTCAAGAATTTGTACAGCGACAATACCACCATCTTCAACGATTGGATTGATCTGAGCAAAATCACCAGATGAACCATGAATAAAGATATCAGAGTCTTTTCTAAAACCCCTACCCTTTGCAAGAATTTGCACATCAACAATACGACCGCCAATAATAATTGGTTTCAGTAATGCATTAAAGACAACCGTAGAAACTCCAACATTAGGTCTCCTATGTAAATCAATAATATTTGTACATCCATATCCAATACCACCTTCTTGTAGGTACACATTATCGATACTACCAAGAACTACTGGATCTAGTTGTGGTTGAATAACAGTAGTTGAACCAATAGCAGAAATGGATTCTACTTTTACAACAATTGGAGGATAGGAGAGTGTATGTTCGCCTGATCCAAAGTTAGTTAGAAATACTTCTTTATTTTTTTCAAAGTTAGTAATATCTCTCGCAGTACCAATTCCAACATCGTATAGTTTAAATTTATTAGAATCAATAGTTTTTACAAAGTATTCTGTAGTGCTACTCAACCCACCAATAGCATTTTCTGTATGGGAATATCTTACAACATCACGGGTAATGAAGTTGTGACCTCTTGCGTAAATGTAATTGTCGGAGGTATCAATACCAGCTCTTGTTCCTGCAGCAGTTGTCCGAGAAGGGACAACTACTTTTCTATTTGAATACCCACTTCCAGGTTCTTTAACATATATTTTGGTAATCGTATTTTTAGATTTCGTAGAAACAAAACTATGGAAACCAAAACTTGGAGCTCCAATATTTACTGTATTGGTATTATTAACTGCATCCTGGAAAGATGTATGTAAAGCTATTGTTTTACTATCAACAATCCTAATAAAGTAAGTAGCACCACTAATCAAATTGCCAATCGGAGTGTTGTTTTTGGAGTCATAAAAGACTTCTTCTCCAAGTTCAAAATTATGCGATGTTGGGAAATCGATAGTCTCTGAGTTAGAATTTACAGATGTTCCATCAGCCTTAAAATTAACAATGATTTTTCCCTTTACGAAATTAGATTCCAGAACAGCACCATTGCCGTTTCCACCTTCAACAGTAATCTTTGGTTTTTTCTGATATCCAATTCCAGGAGAAACAAGTCTAACTTCACGGAATGATCCCGTAACAGTTGGAAAAGCTTTACACCCAGTTCCATTTTGATCCTGAACTACTATATCTGGACCATTGATCACATCATAATTTTTACCAGTATTTGTAACTTTAATGTTAACAATATCACCGTAATAAATCTGTTCATCAAATACTGTTGGTGGATATATTTCAACACCATTAGCTAGAAGACCAACAGGTCTGTTTTTAACATCTCTAGCATTCGGATCATCAAAATATTGTTCCTTCCGTACATATGGAAACTTCTTTAAAATTTTCTGGTGTTGTATATCCTTATTCTCAAAACCAGACTTAACAATATACTGTCCTGTAGAGTTTGTTTTAAATGGAATATATTTTTGCGAAAATACATCAGATCCACTAAAAGACAAGTAGAACTCTGTTTCATTTACAGCAGTAACAAAATAAATTCCTGTTTGTATTCCACTGTTGTCAATATTGTCCCAGAAGATCTTATCTCCCGTTGTATACTCATGTTTAATGGACGTGTTGGCATCATCAGCATCTACAGACTTCATCAAATAGGTAAATCCACCACCATTGATTGGGGTTCCACCCGAATCAGTAGTTTCGTTAATATCAGTTTTAACAAATTTCTTATTATCAGTTGCAAATAGAGGATAGTTTGGAATACCAGCAGTAGTTACAAAATAGTCATCTCCATTTTCTGAAAGATAACTATTCTGAATTCCAACAGGAAACTTATTAATTCCTGGAAATCTACCTAGGTTGTGCTCAGCTTTTACAATTGTTTTTTTAAGAACTTTTGGTTCTATTGGAAGAGTTCCATTCACCAAAACTACAACTTTATTACTCAGTCTCTTTTCGCTTCTAGAAGCATCATATTCAATAATTTTAATCTCACCAGTTATCTCAGTATTGTCATTGGAGAGAACAATTTTTTCACCAATAAAGAAGACAACATCATCAAAAAGATTAATTCTGAAGGTATTGATGTTGAGTTGGTCAACAGAACTAATATTATGAATTGTTGGGATATTATAGATCCAACTATTAAACTGAGAGTCTTCTCCCTTATCCAAACCAAAAGTAGATAGTTTTAAGCTATCACCAACTACCATATTGGCAGTATCACTTACGTCAATGTTATCAATGACATTAACGATTCTTAGTTGTACCTGAGATGTTTGTCCAAATCCAGCATAAGAAAAAGCTAGTTTATCTTCAAAAATTTCTGCACCAAATACCAAGTCAGTGGAAATACCGCTGACACCTAAAAATTGATTAATTGTTTTATCTGTATATGATATTTCAATAAAGTTTGAATCTACTGTAGGTTTGATTAAAAGCGATCCCTCTCTATCAAATCCAATAGTAGAGTCAACCAGAATATTATCCGAGAACTGAGGAATACCTTGTAGTGTTTTTGTTTTACCAGGAACTTGATAACTTCCAGAGAATGAAGATGCGTCTAGAGAGATTTCATAGAAATCTTTTTTATCAATAGGTCTATATTCTACATTATAAATCGAAGCACTTACTGTTCCAATACCAGTCACATTCTGGAACAGGAAGTTACCTACAGTTCGTAGGGGATCTCCATCAAAAAGATTTTCTACAAGAATATTCTTAGTCTTGAAATAAACATTGGCAGAAGAAGTAATAGTATCATCAATTGGTTTGATGAGCTCAATTTCTTCACCATACAATAGTTTAAAGAGAATTTGATATGATGCATCAGTTCCCTTTGCCGAGTAAAAATCCTTAGCTCTAGTAAGGGTATTTTGGACAGAGGTGCCTTCAACAAAAGATCTGTTTTCAAACCCAGGTAAAAATTCTTTCTTAAACTTGGCAAAGAATTCTTGTAGGAATAAATTACTTAAATTATATACTAACGACCCAGCACTATGTTCATCAGCTTCGGAGATGGAGAAATCTAAAAATTCAGAATTAACGTCCTGCTGAATTTTACTAATTCCACTAAAACCTCTACTACACTCTAAGAACTGAGTTTCAGTCTTGGACTTGTATGTAATAATTTCATTATCAATTTTAATAAGTCCGTACTGATCAGGCCATCCTGCAGTTGACTGAACTGTAATTGTATCGTCCGCAGAAAAAATATCTAAAAGAAGAACATTATATGGTATTAAACTCTCATTGTTAAATGCGGTAATCTGCCTATACTCTGGCAAATTAACAGCAAGATCTGTAACACCAGATTGATGTTCTTGGGAAATGTAGTACTGTTCTAAAAACTCAGTAAAAAGAGGAGACTCTTGATTCAAAAATGAAGGAATCTGAGACTCAATTAATTGAGAGATCTTAACTTTGTTTTGTTCAGGCATTTTACGATCTGATATATCCTTCGTCGGAATAGCTGGAAGTCACGACATATGAAGTAGCGGAAGTATTCTCACCAGAAGAAACAACATCAACGAGAGCAGTTACCTCACTATTTGCAACGTCATATTGCAAATAGATGTCCTTCAAAGCAATGATATCATTGGACTCGGGAATTGCCTCTATTTGAACTGTTCCATTATTCAAAGAAGTTCCTGATATATTTACCACATCCAAAAGAACCTCTCCTTCATCATATTTAACTGTTCCAGCATTATTCTTAACAATGACTGGTTCGTTATTTTCTAATTTAAAGAATACGATTCTTCCTCTAGTAGAAGTACTCGGGATATCAGCAAGGTAAAGAGTTCCACCAATGCCATCTACAGTAAATCCAGTCGATCGTACAGAGTACCCTTTAGAATTTACAAAGAAAGCATTACCAAAACACAATTCATACGTTGCAAATAGTCCAGGTTCTGGAATCAAATCTCTTCTAATCTTAACCTTAGTAATATTAGAGGTAACTCCATTATCAGTATCATCAATAAGAGCAACAATTTTACTGTACTTAAATCTTCCACCAAAACTGTTTATGTCATCCGACTTGGAATACGCAGTGAGAGTATTGAAAATTTTAGTTCTTAGTGTAGAAGGATCAAAAACAGAGTTAGTATTATAATAAACTGCTGAATTAGTCTCTACGTACAAGTATTTCAGATCTACAATTTCTGGTTTGATACCTGCAATAGAATACTGTTTTAGTTCTCTTGAAATTTGATCTTTGGTTATCTGTGATAGGAAAGAACCATTTCTCGGTTTAACAGATATGAATACTTTACCAAACTCAGGCGGATCCAACTCCTCCCCCCCGTAGGAGGTCACAGATTCAACGTTAGGGTATATGAAGGGGATTATACCCTTGTAGTCATTTGCCGTCACTGCACGGTACTGTGCCGCGTATATACGAGGTGCAAGATATTTGATGGAATCTATACTTTCAACATTATCTCCACTAGAAGATTTCTGCTGAGTAGTAATCAATGAGATGCCATCTGTTATAGTTGAGATGGTATCGTCCTTAAGAATACCAGTAAAGGTGAAATTAGAAGCATTATTACCATTACTGCCGTTGGTAACGATATAACTTACAGTAATTTTAGCACCAGCTGGTGGTTTTTTACCTAAAATTCCGTCGCCAAATAGAATTTCGTATTTTTCGTCTTCAATTTCCTGAATAAGGAACAATCTGGATGTAGAATCGACTCTCAGAATGTTATCGTATAGTTGATAAATCTCATTTGTTGTAGATTCTACCTGAATACGAATTGAAGACGTATCAACATTAGCATTTGGAATAATATATCGTTGATTTGGAACAGAATAATCTACTGTAAAAGTTTTTGTGAGGTAAACTCCCTCAAAAATGTTCAAATTATCGAAAAATGCAATATTATTGTTGTCTACAGTAGTAACAAAGTCGTCGGGAATTGAAAAAATGTATTGTCCATTTACCTGAGACCCTAATGCAACCGTTCCCGCCTTCAAAGTTACGATTCTAGTGTCATTTGAACCCAAATCAACAGAGAAGTTGATGACTGCACGGGAAGATCTACTTGATCTAGTTACATATCCAATGTTTCTCGACAGTGCAACAACATTTTCTCTAAGAGTAGCACTGTCAAGGAAGCATTCATTGACCGCCATATTGGTATTATATGACGTAATGTAAGAATTATACGCAAGAAGGTCAATTAAGACTGAAAAATTGGATCCTTCAAAGTCGAAATCAGTAAAATTACTGTTCGCACGAAGATAATCCTTAATTTGTACCTTAAGGCTATCAAAATCTAGGTTTGTAAATTGATTAAATGACATTATGTCCTAGTAGATTGTAGGATAAAATCGATATCTTGCACTGGTAAGGGCAATCCAATGACGGTATATGTTAAATGAACGTTCATATCATTGGAATCTGGGGGATGATATACTCTAGCCTCCACATTAGCTATCCTTTCCTCAAAGTTTTCGAGTAAATACTGAATTTCTTCTTCCATTCCAGAAGCAAGATCATCTGTTGGTTGCTCAAATAAGGAATTTTCAATTGTAGAACCAATTAAATTTTGAAAGAATCGTTCACCAATATTAGTTCTAACTAAATTGGTTACAGATCTTTTAATTGCATCTGCATCATTAAACGATCCTAGGTCATTTGTAACAGGATGTGGTACAAATGACAAACTAATATCCTTAAAAGTTCTGGATACTCGTTGTTTACTGATGGATCTAGCCATTATTCTAGAGTTTATATCTCCGCCTTTTATTTATTATCCTTTTCTTCAGGTGTTTCCCAGAAATATTCATCAGTATCACCCAATCTACCCCAATCAATACCGTTTTCTACCTGATAGTACTCCGTAGAGACCTTAAAGTCGGGTATTTTTGGCTCTTGGGGGGTTAGACTAATGTCAAAGATACGACATCTGTTGTTCGGGTACAGCGCAAACTGTCCATTTTCCAATTCAAGTACATTAAATGACTTATGTTCCTGTGGAATTTCACTTACAGAGTAATCAATTACATCAGGATCACCATGATAATTGTCTAGAGTACAAATATATGTACCCATAAGGTTACCAAAGTGTCTAGTTCGGACTTGCCAGTCCATAGATGCTACAAATTGTTTGCATACATTGATTATTCCATAGTCCATGCAATTCCAAAACTGCAAATTAGGCAGATCTAAATCAGGATCAGGTGTCTTTGGTTCGGAAACAAATGCACTGATGGGCAATTTATCAAACATTGCACCATATTCAGGCAAATAAGTTTCAAAATAAAAAGAACGTCCAGGTATCGACTTAGCCGACACCCAGACGCCTTCAATAAATTCACCATGTCCGTCTTGCAAGTCTCTTAGATACTCTTTACGGACCCACACTTTTTGTGCGGGTAGATTAACAACTAGTGAACTCATATACTTTACCCAGAAGCTAGAGGAGAATTTGGATTAGTTTCGTTTCTAGACTCTTTTGCTTTCTTTCTTGCTTGAGCAGCAACATCATATCCAAACTGTTGAGCACCTTCAGTTGCAGCTGCTTCTGCATTAGGTGAGTTTCTTGGATCAGAATCAGCCATTACCTTCCTTGTCCCCGATAGCGTTTACGTTTGTTGTTTGCAGATGTAGCGGCATACTTAGTATTTTGTCCACTACCTTGACGTGTTTTCTTAGGTTGAGATTCGATGAAAGCCGAACCCTCCTTAGACATTTTTCTTACAGCCATTATTTAGTAATACTTAGAGGTTTTTAGAGAGACGGCACAGAGAAACGCGCCGCCAGGATTTATTCAGGTGTTGCTTGGAGTCTTTGGGGAGAGACTCCCTCACTTATATAATGTTCAAGTCTCTCTTTAGCTTGTTCCTTAGTTAGGTGTTGATCTAGAACAGGATTGTTGATACCCCACCCATCAGTACCCAACTCCATAACTTTATATTGCATCAGATAACTCGGGTCTTTTCATGTCCAACACGGATACCTGGATCACACCAGATTTCATAACCAGCTTCCTTAGCGTCAAGACAGAAGGAAACATCTTCACCACACATATCCTGAACATCTCCAGAATCAAAGACTTGCATCTTAGGAGCGAACCAGGGATACTCAAGACTCTCGAAGACTCCTTTCTTAATCAGTACCCATCCGAAACCTGTGTAGTCAACGGTGAAAGGCTTACGACGACGAGAGATTGATTCACCAGTTTCGTGATTCATCACACCGCCATTCTTAGCGAAGTCCTCTTCTTCAAGCCAGTGTGCAACAGAAGTGGTCTTACCATCTTCAGTCATATACCAACCAGCTGCGATGTCCTTCTTCATCCACACAAGACGGTAGAACTTCTCAACATCAAAAACGATGTCCGAGTCGATCCACAGTTGATAATCATATTCCAGTTTCCCATCCCAGGGAATCTGTTTGGGTCCACGGAGAACGTTAGCACCGAGTACTTTGCATCGTGCAAAGTTAACCATGGAAGAGTAGTCCTGTGCAATCTGAATACTTGCACCTGTTTGAACTAGATCAAAGCATAGTTGAACAAATGCTTTGAGAAAAATATACGAGACGCCGCGTCCTGGAAGACAAAAGACAATGCTTTTGCCCTTTACCATTTCTTTAGCAGCTGCGAGGTCAAAATCATCTTCTACTTTCTTTGGAGTAGGAGCTTTTGCTTTTACAGTAAATCCTTTAGCCATAACTTAGAATGTTTTACAAAATTATTCTACCACAGCAACCCAATCATTGCAATGGTCACGGTTTATTTAGAGGTATCAATCTTAACGATTTTCAACATCTCATTGCGGAGGTCATCATCTTGATACCAATCAAAATACTCTCTGACGAATACAAGCTTATGCTCCAAATCTTCTTCTCGGCATTCATGAATAATCATGTCTTCACCGACAAATACATTATAAACATTCATCTTCAAAAGTGGCAAGTAGTTCTTCTAGATCAGAGCGTACATCAGGTAAAAAATGTAATTGACTGTCCTCCTCTAGTCTATACGAAAGTGTCTCAATTATCAAGTCTAGATGATAAGGTTCCAGTTCTACATTCATGCTTATATTAACAATGTTAACCTATCTATACATTTAATATTTTAAGAAGCAACATTGTCTAATACTTGATAACTATCCAATGATACGTTACCTGCAACACATACGCGATACTCACCGTCGAACGCCGCGCCGCTGGTGGTATGATGTGGATACACCATATGACTAATCTGACTTGGGAAGAATATCATACGACCTTCCATACCTCTATCAAGTCTCCAATTCTTCTTCAACATAATACCTGTAGTTGATGGATAGATTAACTGGAAGTCCCCTGCATAAGGTCTGAACGCTTCGTTGTCCTTCTGTTCATCTCTATAGTCATATGGAATGTTTAACCACACTGCAAAGGACCACAGAGCGCTGTGATCATGTATTGAGAGATACTCTCCTGGCTTGCTACATCTCACCCAACACCGACTTACACTAATTCCATGCATCTGTGAGGTACACATCAGAGTGTGCTTACCATACTTCTCGGCATACGTGTTGATGCAAGGACCGAGACACTCTCCCATAAACTTCTCATACGTCTCTTCAGACCACTCGAAGTCCCACTGAGGTACTTCCGTTCCCTTGACAATTTTATGTCCGTCAAATTCCCACCCCTCGGGAGCTTGTCGAATCAGATCATTGTAGAGACAATCAATCTGTTCCTGGGTGAGTTGTGCTTCAATAATACCGAAGTTTGGTAGATCAATAACTTGCATCTTCACAGGCGCCTGGATCAGGTGGTAATACTTCGATTTCTACTTTGCTTATATCAATCTCTTTATTCTCTAACTTGGTTTCGAGTTCATCCACTGTTAGACAATAATTGAGTACTCTCGTTTGTCCCTCAGTAGTCTTCTCATATACATGAAAGAGCATCTCGTTAATATTGTAAGTTGGCATAATTCCTTGACTATCTCCTTATCTATGCTCGACCTTACAGGACTTTTTTATACCTGAAAAATTTTTTAAATGAACTCGTAATCACTCTCTCGATTTTGGTTCGTTGTAGGTTAGGGTAGTTAGCTATTATTAAAACACCCCCCATCGGAACATAACACAACACATAACAACCGCAAAAACCCTGCTATTTGCTACTGATATCCTACCAGACTTGAGAGGGAATGTCAAGCACTCCCTCTTGAATGTGTATCAGATATGTGAAGCCATCTTAGTGTTAATCTTACCTCGGTTAGTGTTAGTACGGAGACCCTTTGTTTGTGTCATAACAAGCAAATCCTTCCGAGGACGTTGAGTCTTAAGCACGGTGTACTTTACCTCACCACGAGCATCAGCAATCAAAAGATCTCCACGGGATGCAGTAGCAACGTTGAGTGTAGTCTGAGTCATTTGTGAAGCAAATCTCTTTGACTCTCTTAATATACACGATCTAGACTGCTCATGG